AAGTCGGTTTCGATACCTCGGTCGCTTCGCGACTGGTGGGCTACCGGAACTACTGGGCACTGTACTTCTCTAACTCGGCGATCAACTTCCCGAACGGCACCTCGCCCGACGTGGTGGGGCTGAACGAACGCGAGAAGGTCACCGGCTACTATTCGACGGAGGACGACGACCGCACGATCATGTTGACCGAGTACTTCGAGCGCGTGATCCCCCGCGATGTCGGCCTCGGCGATTACCCGTTCCCCGTCTGGGTACGCCTAGCGGTCGCCGCCGACCGCACCGTGGTCTTCGGCGAGATTATGCCGTGTGCGCCCGCGACCTACTGGGCCTACAACTGCTCCGATTCTAAGGTGCTCAACAACGCCTACGCTCACGACGTGATGCCGTGGCAGGACCAGATGAGCAATATGTTCACCAACCTCCTGTTCGCGCAGAAGGCAGGCCTGATCAAGGTCATGTCGATGGATCTGGATCTCATCAACGATCCCGAGTTGGTGAAACAGATCCGCGAAATTGCCAGCGGCGAGTCGATCTACACCAAGCCCCTGCTCATTGAGTACAAGGGCGTGCAAGCCGCCGAGATGGGGCTCGATCCCCGCCGGGTTATCTCGATCAACGAGACCACCGCCCTCGCCGACCCGACGCTCTACTTCCGCTCGATCCTCCAGGTGCTGTCTCTCGCTGAGCGCATGCTCGGCACCAGCGCCAATGAGTCGGCCCAGTCGGAGCCCCGCGAAATTTCCGCCACCGAATCCAGCACCATCGCTCAGTCGGTTAACACCGGCATCGGCTTCATGTCTGCCGGCATCGATGAGGCGATTTCCGCCAAGAAGCGCCAGGTCTACGAAGCTCTCATCGCCTGCGGCCACAGCCGCATCGTCGTCCCGGTCGCCAACCGCTACACCAATTCCACGATCAAGGCCGCTGGGTTTGAGCCCATGACCGAGGAGCAGGAAGGCGAGGGGATGAGTGAGAACTATTCAGCCACGGTGCCCCGTCGGGTTACTGTGATGGGCGAGAAGCAGGCGCTGATGTTCGACTACAATTTCTCCGCCCGCGACGGCAGCGAACGCCCGACCGATCCAAAAGCCGCTGAGGTTTTGGTCCGACTGCTCCAGCCGTTGGTGCAGATGCCTGGCTTGGTTCAGGCCATGGGCAAGACGGGCATGTACGACTTCATGAACTCCATCATCCGTCTGTCGGGTGCGGGAGTTGACGTAAAATTTGAAACTCAGGACGGGGAAGGGGACGATATGCCTTCCGGCGATGCCGTGACCGACAACAAAGCCGAGCTTGAGCAGACCATCTCGAAGCTCATCGGAGCCATCGAGCAGGACCGCGCCGAGATCGCTGCCATCAAGCAGGCCATGGGCATGCAAGAGGCCGCGCCCCAACCGTCGGCTCCTCCGCAGGAAGCGCCGCCGCCGCCGCCGCCCTGATAGCACTCTATGTCTGAAACCACTACCACACCCGCTGCGGAAATCACACCTCCAGCAGCCGAACCACAAGTCCCAGCAACACCTCCGCCGCCTCCGCCACCAGCGGAAGACAACAATCTGCTGAACACCATCCTCGGTCTCATCAAGCCCGAGGACAAAAAGGTGACGGTCGATCCGGTTGTTAAAAAGGAAGAGGCTCCCGCCGTCGCCAAGCCAGCCGCTCCCGAAACTCCCCCGAAGAAAATCGGAGTGAAGAAAAAGGAAGCCGCTCCCACTCCTGCTCCCGTCTCCGACGACAAGCTCGACGAAGCGGTGCGACGTGCGATGGTGAGCCACCAGGCCCAGACGCCGCCGCCCGCTGCCAAGGCACCTGATCCTGAGCCTGCCCTGCCGGACGACATCACCGCCGACGAGCGAGATGAACTCGATCTCTACAAGTTCGCCGAGTCGAAAGACCCCGCGAAAAAAGGGCTCCACGCCAAAGCCCTGAAGTTTGTCGCTGATAATAAAAAGTTCCTGGAGAAACGACTGGAGGAGGAGGGCGACGACTACGATCCCGCCAAAGATCCTCAGTACAAAAAGTTTCTCGATGCCAACGAACCGAAGCTATCTCAGACCGAGAAGCGTCGGTTCATGATCCAGCGGGAGACCGCCGGACTCAAAGAGGAAGCGTACGAGAGAGCCCGCAGCGAACTCATGCCCGAGATCGAAGCGACGAAAAAGAAGCTCCTCGAGATCGAGGAGAACCCGAAGATCCACTCGCGGCTCAGTTCGTACAGCGATGAACTCGCGTCGGTCATGCCCGAAGAGGTCGTCACCTACTGGAAACAGAACAACAAGGACTTCGCCAAGATGAAGGCGCAGTTCCCGATTGAACACGACGCGGTCGTCGCCTCGGTCAGCGGGGCGATCAAAGTTGCCCAGGAATTTCTGAAGATGAGATCGGGTCTCACTGACTTCAAGCAGAGCAGCCCCGAGCACGACTACATGCTCAAGTTCGTCGACAGCCAGGCCAAGGTCTTCGACTCTCGTGGCGGCGACGCTCGCGTGCGCGACGGCAAACAGTTCGCCCACCCCTACCAGATGAAGCCCGGGATGGAGCGGACCCACTGGACCTTCGACAACGAGGACATCCTCGGGATGCTGAAATACCAAGCGGCCCGAGAGGCAAATGCTCGCATCAAAGCGGAATATGGCCGCATCGATCAGGCGAACGATGCCCGTAAACGGCGCTCGTCGACACAGAAAGGTGCAGAACCTGCTGAATCTATCTCTCCCTCGATCAGCTCGGCGTCTTCACCCGGTGCCTCTCAGGCTTCCGGCGGTGGCGAAAACGGCTTGCTGGCCTCGATCCTCGGCTTCGGCACCAAATAGTACCAAAGAGAAATCTTCCTAGAAAACACTAAGCCCTGCCCAGTAATTATTTGGGTAGGGCTTTTTCGTGTTAGTATGCGTTGTTAAAAACTAACAACAACATACTATGGCACTCACCGACAAAGTTCGTATCGTCAGCATTCCTGACTCCTGCGGCGGCACCCTCACGGCTGCTTCCATCACCGGCCTCACTCCCGCCGTCCTCGCGGGCTACTCCAAGATCGAGCACGACAAAGCCCGCGTCATCGCGGAAGCCGTCGAAGCCCGCACGATTGGCGTGGTTCCCAAGACCCTGAACGACCTCCTCTTCTCGCGTATCACCGAGATCGACAAGGCCGCGCTCAACAAACGCAGCATTTCCGGTCAATCGCTGATCCTCCCGTTCAGCTACCGTAACCGCCGCACCAACCTCGGCCACGAGTACTTCAACATCTCCGCTGGTGTCGCCACCACGGGTGCGGGTACCGGGACCATCCCAGCTTCGGCTTGGGACGTGACCGTCAACGTCGGTGCTTCGCCCCGCGCTTCGGCCCTCACGGACCTCCACCGCTACTTCCTCCCCGGCGAGTACGTCTACGTCGAGAACGTGAAGAGCTCCGGTGTTGCTGGAGTCGACCGCGACAAGCGCGTCACGGCTTTCAAGATCATTGCCGCTTCCACCGTCGGTGGCGTGTGCAAGGTCACCCTCGCCGCCAACCGTACCGCCGCCTGGTGGGCTGCCTCTACCTCGCCCGAAAAAGCGATCTACCAACCGACCTTCGGCGTAGTGCATATCGGCACCAACAGCATCGGCGACCACGAGTCCTGGTGCTACAATCAACCGAGCGACTTCAGCCGCTCGATGATCATCGACTGGCACCAGACCAGCCGGTACACGCAGTGCTACAACGACGAATACGAGCGTATTCTCGGTGAACTGCTCTCCGGCAACGTCAACGAAGTCGAGAAGAACTACAACTGGCTCTCGATGAAAGAGCAGAACGCCCGTCAACGTAAAGTGTACGAGGACAAGTGGGCGAAGGATCTCTTCTTCGGCGATGTGATCGACGAGAAGCAGCAGAACCCCGAGCTCTACGCCCAACTTCCGCCCGTCGTCGACCCAGAAGACGGCACGGTCTACGGCTACAAAGCCCGCGCCCTCGGTCTTCGCACGCTCCTCGCCAACGAGTCCCGCGTCGTCGACAACCACGGCGGTCCTCTCGACCTCGACATGCTCTTCTCGCTTTCGTACGAGGTCATGCGTAACCGCAAGGCCACGGGCGACAGCGTCGACGTGATCGACTGGATGACGGACAAAGACACCGCCCAGCTCCTCAACATCGCCTTCATGGACTTCTTGAAAAAGAACTATGGAGTGTCGACGACCCAGTACGTGGAACAGGGTAAGGTTCTCGACGGCATCAAAGTCGCCTATCGCTACAATCGCTACACCTTCCCCGGTGTCGGTTTCGATATCGCGGTCTTCGTCGAAGAGTTCTTCTCCGACCGCGTCCTTGCGTTCGCCAACGGTGCCAACAGCAGCGTGGACTTCCGCGCTTCTGGCCGCTCCATCTGGCTGATCGACTGGTCTGACTTCAACATCGGCGTCGTCGCCACGGCCTCGGCCAAGCGCGAGTACAAGGGCAAAGTCACCGCTGAAGCGAACTCGCTGTTTAGCTGCGTGATCGCTCTCAACACCAAGCACTACGATCTGCGTTCTACGACCTGGAGCACCCAGCTCGGCGATGCGGCCCGTCACTTGGTCATCGAAAACTTCAGCCTGGCTCGTCCGACGATCACGCTGAACCCGGCGGCTCCGGTCTAACCAGTTGATTACCTACCGAGGCGAGACCTTCTCCGGTTATAACATTCCCAAGCTAACACCGGGCGGATCTAAAAAATCCGCCGTGTTGGCGAAGGAAGCCGGAGAGGTCCGCCTTGTTCGTTTTGGCGATCCGTTGATGACGATCAAAAAGCACATCCCGGCTCGTCGTAAAAGTTTCCGTGCCCGCCATCACTGCGAATCTCCAGGCTCTAAACTTAGTGCCCGGTATTGGTCGTGCAAAGCGTGGTAAGGAGAACGTGTGGTTTATGTGGGATTGGCCTCGCTGCTTTAACGGCGGCGGGGCCAATTTTCTTTGACACGTTTTAAATAACCAATCACACCCAGTAACAAATGACGAAGTTCTATTTCACTGAGAACACCGCCGTGGCGTTGCTGCACGCGGGGAAGAAATTTGAATTTGAACCGTTCGCATTTTACAACGCCACGAACAGTTGGTGGGGCATTCTGAAGACGGACGTGGCGGCGGATATCGCGGCGCTAGACGAGCTCGCGGCCAAGGGCCGGATCGCTGCAATCACCGAGGAGGACTACCTCCGGTACCAGCAAAAAAAAAAGAACGTGAGCGACTTGATTACCTCGATTCAGTTGAAGTCGCCGCTCGATCCCGAGCAGCCCAGCCCCGTGGCTGCCGAACCTGCGGTAGTCCCCGCACCTAAGAAGGCTACCTCTTCTGTGGAAGAAGTACTCACCCCTCGGCGCACCCGCAAATGACCTGGCTTGAATTTAATACCACCGTCCGAGTCCACCTGGTCTCGCACAACCGTCGGCAGGGTATCCAGCCCCTCATCGATATGTTGATTAAGGCTGCGGTCTGGGACTTGCAGGCATCGATCCCGTTCTACGCGTCGATGACCCGGCGTTCCATTGCCGGAACGAGCCTAAAAAACAACGGATTCTACGCTTCGGGTACCCTCCCTGCCGGATCCAAAATCAGCGACGTCTACGTGCAGGACGTGACCGACGGCACCCTCCGGGCGCGCTTCAACATCATCACGGACAAAGCCGAATTTGAGCGCATGCAGACCGGAGAGGCGGGCGCACTCACCCACTTTTTTTACTACGTCCCGACCACGGGGGTCTTCTTCATTTCGCCCAACCCCGTGCTGAACGGCTCGATCCTGAAGATCGAGTACGCCAACAAGAAACTCGACTACGAGAACGACGACGACGTCCTGTTCGACGAAAAGGCCGCAGAAGCGGTCTCGAGTTACGTCAATGCGCGGCTCTCGGCTCAGGTCGACCGCGACCCCGGCGTGGCCGGGATGCACCAGAACCTGTACGTGGCGAACAAGCGGAGGCTCTACAGCGAGCTGAATGACGCGCTCCTCGTGCCAAAACAGGACAAACTTACTTGACCGCAGGTGTTATCCGATAATAAAAGGTAACAAGTGGCTTTCTCATTTAAATTCACTCAGGGAGACACCGCTTCGATCCGCCTAAACGTGACCGAGGATGCCTCGCCGTTCGCCGCGTACAACCTCACCGGCGGCAAACTTTACTTCACCCTCAAGGAGACCAACGACCAGAGCGACGAGGTCGCGCTGATCAAGAAGGATAGCGCCACGGGCGGTATCACTTTCTCCAACGCTCTCACCGGAGAAGCGGTGTTGTACCTGACGGCTGCGGACACCTCGGCGTGTCCCACCGGAATCCCTCTCATCGGCGACGTTCAACTAAAAACATCGACGGGAGAAATCTTCACGGTCGCTAGCGGGAAAATCACTTTCCGCGAGCAGACTACTCGCAGGACTTCGTAACCAAACAAACATATGGCCGGCTCAAAATCTGATTATCTCGAAAACAAAATGCTCGACCTCGTGTTGGGCAACCAGGCGTACACCCCGCCTGCCTCGCTGTACTTCGGTCTCTACACCGCGAATCCTAGTGATTCCGGTGGCGGTACCGAGGTATCTGGCAACGCCTACGCTCGCGTGGCTATCGTCAATGACTTGACGAACTTCCCCTCGGCCTCCGGCGGATCGAAGCAAAACGCTGCGTCCGTCACTTGGCCCACGGCAACTGCCGGCTGGGGCGTCGTCACGGCAGTGGGCATCCATGATGCCGCGACCGGGGGCAATCTCCTGTACTGGACGACCATCTCGTCCAAGACGATTGATTCCAACGACACCGTCTCGATTCCCGTTAATAACCTGACGATCACGGAAGACTAATCGCGGGTCTGTACATCCGCGATGAGGGCTTCCTTGGAGGTTACGAAGCGTCCCACGGCGGTCGTGACCCTTTTGTCACGACCCGCTGCGGCGGTTGCGCGTGCTATCGCCCCCGCGATGGGCGTGATGCTGCGTCTCGTTGCCCCGATCAGCGCATTGCTCCGCATCTTCCTCGACACCTTTCCCGCTGCGGCAGGAGGCGTGTCCACGGTCGCGGTCATCGCCGCCGGATTCAAGCGGGTCGTCGGGCTGATGATCAGGGGCGACAACACGGTCATGGTCATCAAGTTTCCCGCCTGGGCCGACGTGGTGAACCTGTTCACCTACGGCATATCGCGACCCACTGCTTTGATGGCGGCACAGCGACGCCTGACCCCGACCTCGTCTGGGGCAGCGATGGTCGTCATCAGTTCGCTGGCGTGCTTCGCGGCCATCGTCGATGCGAACGCGTCAGGCGCGTCCTACCCGTATGCGGTCACCGCTGCTGAGGCCAAAATTCAGCCGGCTTCTGTCTCGGGTGCTTGCTTCAACACCGCAGGAACGGCGGTCGATGCGAAGCTAAACACCTCCGTCTGCCTGTGCTCGGCCACGGTCACGGTCGACACCGCCTCGCTGCTTAGAACGAGCCCTCAGTCCACCGGCACTTCGACGGCGGATGCCGTGACCGCTGCTCAGGTTCCGTTGAGTTCCGCCGCGCCGGACGGATCGGCAGTAGTGACCTGCACCACGGCGGCGCAGGCCCGCATCAATGCGACGGAGAGTTCCGGTGTCGCGACCGTGACCACGCACACGGCAGTAGCTGCCGCCATCCCCGCTTCGATTTCCGGTTCGGCTGCTGTCCTGGCGGATACCGCTTCAGTGGCTCGCCTGACCCCCTCCGCAGACGGCGCGGCGAGCGTCCTAGCCGACACCGCTGCGCAAACCGGGATCAACCCGACCCAGTCCGACGGTTCGTCGACAGTTTACGCGGACCTCTTTACCTTTGCCCGAGTCTCCCCGACCGCTGAGGGCGGCTCCACGGTCAGCGCGACGACGGCGGTTGCCGCGATTATCAGCCCGGTGATCACCGGCACTTCGACCACCTACGCCGACCTGTCGACGCTGGCTCGGGTGTCCCCGACGGTGACGGGCGGAGCGGCGCTAAACGCTACAACCGCAATTGCGGCCTCGATCAGTGTCGCGTCTGACGGATCGGCCACTTTCATCTCTGATAGTGCTGCCGAGGCCAACGCGTCCGGCTCAGCAAGCGGTCTCTCCTCGGTCTCCGCCACCACGGCTGTCGCAGCTGGGATCGATCTGGCTCCCTCCGACGGTGTCGCGACGACCTTCTCGGAGTTGTCCACGTTTACCCGAGCCACCGGATCTTCTGCCGGGGTGGCTACGATTACGGCGGAGCTGGCGACCTCCGTCCCGCTGGTGGTTTCTTCGGACGGGACCAGCACGACTTTCTCTGAGACGGCATCGACCTGTCGGATCAGCCCCGTAGTTGATGGGCTGCTCTCGATTTCGGCAACGACCGCGTCGGTGTGCGCAATCGCGCCTAGCTCGTCGGGCGCTGCGACGGTCCTGGCTGACACAGCATCTTCCTTGGCAGTCAGTGCCGTGGTATCGAGTGCGGCTGAGGTGGCGACATCGATCAGCGCGGATGCCCCGGTCATCGCGGTCGTCGACGGCGCGGCTACGGCAAGCGCATCGATCTCGGCGCTCGCATCCATCAACTCGGTATCGGCGGATGGAAGCGGCGCGGCGTCCGTTGCCGATTTAATCGCTCAGCGCCGTCTCGGCTCCGGTACTTTCTCGGGCTCCTCGGAGGTGTTGGTTACTGCCAGCGCGCTGAATCAGCTCACCGCGTTGGCCGACGGGACGTCGTCCGTCGCAGCGACCACGACGGTACTGAACCAGATCGTGGCCTCGTCCTCTGGCGCGGCTTCCGTGTCCGTAACCCTTTCGTACTTCTACGCCCTCTCGCCGAGCGTTACGGGATCATCCTCGCCGTACATAATCGCCGCGAAGTCTGCGGGGATTAACTCCGCAACGATTGCTAATTCCAGCTCGGTCGTCGGTTCCGCCGCCTGCACTCTTGGCCTCACGGGTAACCTCGTCTACTGCGCCGGTATCGCCTCGGGCTTCACGGTCTGGACCTCCGCGCAGGTCGCTCCTTTCACCATTCAAGACTCATCCACGACCGCAGTGGGCAGTACGACCATCCGTTTCGGTCTGAAAGCCTCCGACGGCCAGGGCTGGGCCACCACCAACGGATCTTCGTGGGTCACTAATTTGAACGCATAACCATGGCCTACACACTCAACGACTCTGTACTCGCAACCGTCACCGCAGACTTTGCGACGGATGACCACTTTGGTCTCGACGGAACGACGAACGGTCCACGCAAAGTTCTGTGCTCCCGCTTTGTCCTTAACGACAAGAGCTACGCGGATCCGTCGTGGATCACCTCGTTGGCTGCGTCGAAGGTCGGTCTGGGTAGCGTCGAGAACAAATCCAGCGCGACGATTCGCGGCGAGATTACGTCGGGCAACGTCACGACCGCGTTGGGTTTTACGCCGTATGACGCGACCAATCCCAGCGGATACATCACCTCATCTGCGCTGTCCCCGTATTTGACCAGCGCCACCGCCGCCAGCACGTACCAGACGGCACTCGTATCCGGCACGTCGATTAAGACGATCAACGGCAACTCGGTCCTCGGCTCGGGCGACATTACGATAACGGCGAGTTCCGTCACGAACGCAGCCGTCATTTCGGCGCTCGGCTTCACGCCCTACAACGCGACGAATCCCAACGGATACACGGCGAACGTGGGCACGGTTACGGGCGTGACGGCGACCGGCCCCGTGGTATCATCGGGCGGCACGGCTCCGGTGATCAGCATGGCGGCGGCGACCGCGAGCGTGCCGGGCTACCTCACCGCAGCGGACTGGGCGACTTTTAACGGCAAGCAAGCGGCGTTGGGTTTCACGCCCTACAACAGCAGCAATCCGAGCGGATACATCACGTCGAGCGGTTCGATCAGCGGCAACGCGGCGACAGCAACGACGGCGGCAAATGTCAGCGCGGGAGCAGACCAAGCCATCGTAAACCAAAACAACGGAAACGCCTCAGCTTGGTATGGTCGCATAGTGTCCAAAAACTCTACCAGCGACCGAGCCGCTTTCTTGGGAACGTATGGTTCGATAGCTGGCGTTTTTGCGCATAACAACGCAATGACCGCGTGGGCTGATCTATACATTAACACCGTAGATGGCAGCAGCGGCGGCATTATTCGGATGACCTCCAGCGTGTTTATGGCGGGCAATCAAGCTCTGCACGCCGGTAACTACACCAGCTATTCCCCATCCCTGACCGGCTCCGGGGCGAGCGGGACGTGGGGCATCAGCATTAGCGGCAACGCATCGACCGCTTACGGGCTCAATGTTCACACCGCCAGAAACAACGAGGCGAACAAGGTCGTCAGAACGGACGCCAGCGGGTACATTCAAGCGGGATGGATTAACACCGACTCCGGCGACAACGGCACGACAGCAATTAGCCGGGTGTATGCCTCTCACGACGGGTATGTCCGCTACTACACACCGACGAATTTCAGAACGGTTCTTGATGTTCCGACGAGGACGGGCGGCAGCGCGAGCGGGAGCTGGGGCATCTCCGTCACGGGCACCGCATCGAACATCACGGCCTACACGATCAACCAGAGTCTCGGCACCGGAAACGGCCCCACCTTCGATCAGGTCTACGTCGCCGGTTGGTTCCGCAACGTCGGAGATCAGGGGTTGTACAACAGCACCCACGGACACCACTTCTACGCAACCAGCAACCAATACTTTAACCTGGCCGGGAATGACGGTTCCGTGTGCGGTTTAATCCTTCGTACCGGAGGTCATCAGGGCGCGATTCGCGGTTACGTGTACGCAAATAATGGCAACAGCGTCGGCTTCCTCTCTCAGGACGCTAACTGGCAGATTCGCTGCACCAACAGCGAGGTCGAACTCTACGACACTACCTACGCTAACGATTTTCGGACATACATCACGTACGACCGCAACGACACGTCTTACTTCCTCGATCCCAATTCAAGCAGCACACTAAGGACGATTACCAACAGAGGGTGGCTCTACATCAACGAGAACTACGGGCACTCCGTGGTGGGGGTGTACGCTTCGGAACGGTATCAGGGCGTGTTTGCGATGGGAGACTCGTACAAACTTCCTGCGGACGGAACGAGTACCGGCGGATTGTACGGTCTTGCTTGGTCGCACCCCAACGCGGGCGGCGCGGCAAGCAACCTCAACGATCACGGGCTTTTGGTCATAAATGCCGGTTCTTTCAAGGCCGCGATCTCAGCCAGCATCCGGTGCGTGACGGATATGCGTGCCCCGAATTTCACGGACTACAACGACTCGGCGTACTACATCGACCCCAATTCAGACTCTAACTGGCAAGGTCTGACGCAAAGAGGTAAGGCCCAAACTGGTCTGACCGGGCGGAGTAACTGGAGACGCCCAGCTATCACAAGCGATACCGCTTACTGGGGCGGTCAAATGGGTTGGGGACAAGAAAACCTAGATACTGTCTTTGACTGGGGTACTGGCTTTTGGGACACTTGGGGCAACCCCGCCAATCAGCCGACCGGCACCTCTCATTGGACGGGGATTAACTGCCAGCACCATGTTTCGTATGGCTGGCAGATGGCCGGGGGCGCTGGTGATCCAGCCCTAACTTTCATCCGAGCCCGCTGGGGCGGTGGATGGACACCTTGGTACAAAGTCGCCATCTACGGAAGCAACACCGAGGCGAACCGAACTTTCTACGCGCAGCAGTTCATCGATGCCGAAAATACGGGATACTATTGTGACCCGAACAACACCAGCCGCCTAAATGCGGTGGTCGCGGACAACCTCTACGCCTATGGCACGGTCACCGCGTACTACTCCGACGACCGCCTCAAGACTCGTTTCGCCAACATCGTCGGCGCACTCGACAAGGTCTGTTCGTTAAACGGGTTTTTCTACGTCGGTAACGCAGTGGCCCAGAGCCTCGGTTACAAATCGAAAATGGAGGTCGGTCTGTCGGCTCAGGAGATGCAGCGCGTCCTGCCCGAGGTCGTCGTACCCGCGCCCGTCGATGAGACGTACCTGACGATCCAGTACGACCGCGTCGTGCCGCTCCTCGTCGAGGCCATCAAAGAACTTCGTTTAGAACTCAACCAGCTCAAGTCCCTCGTAAAATTATGATCACATACTCATGGAAAGTAACCGGCGTGAAAACGCTTACTCAAGGCACTAACGCCAACGCCGTCGTCCAAACGTACTGGAAAAAAATCGGCACCGACGAAAACGGTAAAGTCGGTGAGTTCTCCGGCGCGACTCCGTTCGATGCGTCCAACATCCCCGCCGACAAGTTCGTGCCGTTCGACCAACTGACCGAGGCAATCGTCGTTGGCTGGATTCAATCGGTCGTGGTCGGGAGCTACGAGAAACACGTCAACGACCAGATCGCCAAGGCACTCGCGCCGCAAGCGGTCGAGGCGTCGATGCCGTGGGCACCGCCCACTGAACCCGTCACGCCCACGCCTCCGGCCCCCGTCTGATGAACCTCCCGATTCAGCCCATTCAGGCGAAGACCATCGGTGGGCAGGTCGTGTTCGGCCTCAAGCCGGTCGCGGTGACTATCAGCGGGGTGCAGACTCAAGTGGTCGTGGCCTTCTTCGGCGACGATGCCTTGGCCTCAGCCGTCCCTCTGAGTAGCTTCGACATTACCCCCGAGGAATACTCGGCGTGGGGGATCGACGACGGCTACCTCATCGACCTCGCGTGCGCCAAACTAGACTGCGTAAAGGCGTAAACCCATGCCACTCGTCGCAGCTCCAAGATACGACAGCCACTACGTCTCTACCGGCAGCGGCGTGACGGGCACCACCGTGACCGGGGGCGCGACGTTCACGGGTATGCTGTCGGATAATAGCGACGGAAACGACTGGAATTCTGGGATCGGGAGCCCGCGCATCTACGTCATCGCGTGGGATGTAACCAAGCCCAACGGCTCGACCCTCCGCGTGATGGACTGGATTCCCGGTGGGCCGATTGGCAGCGTGGGGCAAGAGAACACGGTCTCTCATAGTGGTAGCTTCGTCGCGGATCAGGCCGGTACCTACAATTACTCGTTTGAGTGCATGGACGCTCGTCCGTGGTTCACCCGCGCAGGGTACGGGAGTTTCAGCATCGCGCAGGCGTGGGCCTACGTCAGCGTGCCCAACCCGCTAGGGCTGCGGCGCGACGGCACCGACATTCGCGGGCTCTACGAGCACCGGCACGACAACACCGGAAAACGCGCCGACGTCGGCATCCGCTACGGTGGTACCGACATCTCAAATTATTTTCAGCCCGGAGCCAACGGCTACGACAGCGGCTTCCGCTCGGGCGGCTCTTCGCTCGGATCGCTCTTCGGCTAATTTTGCTTGTAAAGCAGGCACACGGTAACAAAAAATAACAACGCAACCACACATATGGATACCACACTACGTAACGTCATCAGTCTGTTCGGAACCCTTCGATCCCTTAACGGGAAAGAAGTCGAAACCACGGTGGAGGGTCAGAAGAAAGTCAGCGTCGAACCCTACCACTTTTCCTCCAAAGCCTGCTGGGCTGTCGCCAAGAACTTGAGTATCCTCAAGCCGCACATCGAGGCGTTTGAGGCCGCTCGTACCGCCTTGGCCGGCGGTCTCGGCGACGTGAACGGCGACGCCATCAAGCGCGAGCAGTTCATCAAGGGTCTCAACGACCTCCTCGACCAACCGGTCGTCGTCGACGAAATGCTTAAGATCCCACTGGTCGGACTTAATTTAGATAAGAACGCCATCCAGCCCGGGGTGCTCGCCGACATCACCCACCTGATCGTAGAGTAGCCATCACCATGGATATCACCACTCTCTTCGCTGGCCCGTTAGGCGGAATCCTCGGATTGGGTGGTGCCATTTTCCAAAAGTGGATGGGCATGAAGGAGGCTAAGCAGAACCATGAGTTCAAGGTAGCCGAGATGGAGATGTCTGCGAAGATTGATGTGCAGAAAGCGGACATCACGTACCGGCAGACGGTCGAGGAGGCCAATGCCGCGTCGTTCGCAGCGGCGATCAAAGCACAGGGGTCTCTCGCCTCAACCGGGGTGACTGCGAACATCATGACCCTGTTCCGCCCGGGACTGACACTGGCCCTCTGGATCACTGCTACGTCCATGAGCATCATCTACCGCAACGAAGATCCTGCGATGATGGAGTTCATCATCACCTCGACTTTTTCGATGTTCTCAATGGCGACAGGCTACTGGTTCGGCGTGCGCTCCGAGGAGAAATTTAAATCGAGCTCAAAAAAATAAGGAATCCAACCCGATGCTGAACGAACAGAAGGATCTCATGGAAGTGGCTCGGCTCTGGCGAGAGACCGGCTGGCTCACGGCTGTCATCGGTGGCGCGGGCATGACCGCCCGGTTGCTGGCTAACCCAATTCAAGGCACGACGTGGGACAGCATCCGCCGCATCCTGATGGCGGCTATCGTCAGCACCATCGCGTGGTTCATCGTCGAGCAGATCGACGGGCTGAGCTCCCTAGTGAAAGCAATCACGTACGGGGTAGCCGGCGTGGTAGCGCCAGAGCTGTTAGAGGGGATCACGACCCTCGCCAAAAAATACGCCAAGAATCCGACCAAGGTCCTCAAGAAATAATGAACCCGAAGGTCATTACTGCTCTACTTGCTGCGGTCGTCATCTGCTTCGCTGGCGTCGGAGCGTTGACCGTGAAGTCAGTCTCCGGGCACATCGCCGCGAGCGACAAAGAATTTGCCCTGACGAGCAACGTGCTGAGTCCGATGTTCGACATTTACGGACTCGCAATCGTGGACTCTCAAGCCAAGGCGAGCAAGGGGCTGATCGACGCAAAGGAGTTCTGTGCCTCACTAACCGGGCTGGAGTCTGAAGCCGAGCGGTTGATTAGCGAGTTCGGCAATCCGCCCGAGTTGGTCGCGCAGCACGGGCTCGTTAAAGCCTACTTGCGAAAAGTGCGCGTGGCCTGCGACAGCGGACAGATCGAGACGCTGAACTCTGCGACGATGACCGCCGAACTGTACAGCGTCATCGAGCCGATGACCGAGTCGATCAACAAAATGCTAGCTAACAATCTGGCGATCTCTCGCGGGCACAAAGACTCGGCAGACCGGGCGCTGATCACGTTTGAGCGGTTCGCCTCGGTGGCTGCGGGGCTGGGCATCGTCTTCGCCATCGCGCCGTGGATTGGCCGCAAAACTAAAAAAAGGGGGAAGAGGTAAATGGCCCGCGAAACTACCTTTTCCGTTCGCGCCACCCAAGGCGGTCGGCTGATGAACACCCCATCCGTCGACAACGTCGGAGTGGGGAACTACGCCATCAAGACGAACTGGCGGCGCGAGAACGACGCCGAGGTTCCTCGCGAGGGGCACCTCCCGTTCAAAGGGAACACCGCTCTTTCCAACGACTCGGCCCAGACTCTATCCATCGGCTCCGACATCATCGGCCTGTGGGAAGCCACTCGCCCCAACGGAGATCGCGCCATCGTCGCCGCCAGCAAGACAACGATCTACCGCTTCGACTACACCACCGGAACGTGGCTGACCATCGGCTCCGGCTTCTCGGCGAGCACCACCAACTGGGAGGGCGAACAGCTCGACGGCTACCTGATCCTGAATAACGGCATCGATCTCCCCGTCACGTTCCGCGTCGAGTCCAGCGAGGTATCCCCGATCTACGAGCTGCGGGAGAACGGGATCGCCTCAGTCGGGCACATCGCGACGCACAACGGGTTTCTCGTTTGTGCCGACATCTCCGAGGTCGCGAGCACCCACCTGACGACGTTGATGAACAGCGCGACCCCGTACGGGGTGGTGAGCGCGGCCAATGTTAACCGGATCCGCTACAAACTTTCATGGAGCGACTTTGGCGCACCTCGCAACTGGTCGCCGGTCGTCTCCGGTACGATCCAGTCCGCGACCAAGAACAAGGTCACCCTCGTGTTCCCGATGCCCGTCACCTTCGGCGTCGGCAGCAAGCTCGGCATCATCGGCGCTGGCCCCAATGGGACGACCCTCGGCGGTCAGTCCGGCTACGACGACGGCGTCACCGTCACAGCGGTCAACGGATCCGAACTCACGCTGAACCTGACGGCGGATGCGTCTCTGACCTACCCGCTGAACGTCTCCGTCACGCGCTTCGCTGACGTGTCCACCTTCGCCGGCAGCAGCAGCATCAAGGATGACTCGTCCGCCATTCTGGCGGTCCGCTCGCTGAAGCAGGTTCTCATCGTCTACCGCGAAACCGGCATCTGGATCGGGCGTTACACGGGCTCCGTCGAGACTCCGTTCCAGTTTCGGCCCGCGTATAAGGGTCCAAACGTGCTGGCGCATCCTCGCGCCATTGCCGACATCGACGGCGACTATCATCTCTTCGTCGGCCCCGATAGCGTGTACCGCTTCGATGGAGCCGGGAGCCCCGCTATCCACCGGACAACCACTGACGCGAGCGCCCTGCTCTTTGCGTCGATTAGTGCGGCTCCGTCCGACTCGGCAGAGAAAGTCTTCGTCTCGCACAACTCGATCACGCGTGAGTGGTGGTTCCACTACTCGGGCGGCGTGCTCGCCTACAGCTACCTTTACGACTCGTGCAGCACCATCGACACGCCGTACACCGCTGCGGTGATCGTGCGAAAGCCGAATTCCTCCGATAACATCCCGTGGTCCGTCACTGCTGCGGGCGGTAAAGTGCTGCAACACGCCGTCCTCGACTCTGGGCCGATCTGCTACACCCGCTCCAGCGTACTGGGGGTAACCACCCCCGTCACCTGCGTGCTCAAACGCGGCGAGATCACGCTCAACGACGATGAGTCGGAGAAGGACATCAACAGTTACCTGCCGCTGTTTGCGGCGATCCCGCAGGCGACCGGAAGTCAGTTGACGGTGACCCTTTTTGGCCGAGACAACATCGCTCAGCCCCCGGAGACCCTGTGCTCCGTCACGTTGGAGGACGCGACGATCAGCCCCTTGATCGAAACGCATTTCAGAAACGTGTACTTCAGCGACTCGATTACCTACGTGCCCGGATCCACGACCCAGGTGGCAAAGCTGCTCGGCTGCACCTACAGCTTCAGCCGCGTCGGCTCTCGCGGCGTAACCCGACACGATGGCACTCTCTGACAAAACCCAGTTCGATGACCGCATCGCGGCCACGTTCTCGACGATCCCGTCGAAGTATCCGCCGCTGCCCAACGATGTCCTGAAGCGGTTCCCGTCGCTGGAGAGCTGGCAGACGGAGCAGTCGCGCCTCATTGCTCGCGTAAGAGAGGCGCTGGACTCGATGGGCTCGGACTTCGGGATTCCCCTCAACAAGGCGCAAGCTACCCAGGAACTCCTGTCGAAGACGGTGGCGACGCAGTACGACGAGCTGTCGGCCCGCATCACGTCCGAGACCACGATCCTAGTGGACGAGAACCAGGCACTCGCGCAGCGCACGACCACGATTGAATCCACGATCAACACGCCGACTACCGGTCTGTTGGCTCGGATCAACACGGTTGAGACCACCTACGCGACCAAGGACTTCGCTCTAGCGAAGAAGGAAGAAGCCATCACGGCAGCGGTGACATCGGCGAACGGCTACACGGCTGGACAGATAACGTCTCTGTCTTCGGTTTACGCCACGCCTACGTTCGTCGAGACGAAAAAGTCCGAGGCGATAACCGCTGCGGTGACTTCGGCGAATAGCAGCACTGACGGGAAAATCAGTGCTCTGTCCTCGGTCTATGCCACTCCTTTGTTCGTTGAGACGAAGAAGACTGAAGCCATCGCGGCAGCGGTGACTTCGGCGAATAGCAGTACTGACGGGAAAATCAGTGCTCTGTCTTCGGTTTACGCTACGCCTACGTTTGTTGAGACGAAAAAGTCCGAAGCAATCTCGGCAGCGGCGACCGCAGCGACAGGCTACACCGATGGTCAGATAAGCAGCCTGTCCTCGGTTTACGCCACGCCTTTGCAGGTCACGTCCACAGTTAACAACCTCATCTCCGCTTCCGTCGGGAGCACATCCGGTACTATCGGAGCAGCCATCGAGACCGAGCGACTGGCGAGGGCAAACGCCGACGGTAACCTGTCCGGTAAATTCAGCCTCAAGGTGACCGCCGGAAACGTGGTCACGGGCATGAACATCACCAGCTCCACAGGGGCTGGGACGGATGTCAGCTCGGTCACGTTCCTCGCGTCTGAGTTCAAGATTTTCAACTCAACCACCGGCATCGCGCCCTTTGCCGTGGTAGACGGGGTGGTGATTGCGCAGAACATGTTGATCAGCGGAACGCTCCTGGTTAGCGGCAGCATCGCCGCGAGCCGGTTGAACTTCGTCCCCGTTAGCTCGACCAACGTAGTCGCTTCGATCAACGCCACGGCTGAAGGCATCCAGATCAGCGGTTCTAGAATCCAGATTAACGGCAGTACTACATTCTCAAGCGGGTACGATCCTTCGACGAAACTCACACCCGGCAGCGCAGCGGCTGACATCAACGCAAACACCACGACAATCAGTGGTGGGAAGATCACGGCGCGTTCTATTTCAGCGAGTCAGATTCAGGCGGGAACGATTACGGCTAACGAGATCTTTGCTGGGACGATTACGGCAGCGCAGCTCAACTTTACGCCCGTCACATCAACCAACGTCATCGCCTCGATCAACGCGACGATTGAGGGCGGGTTGCGGATCACCGGGTCAAAGATCGAGATCAGTGGCAGTACTACATTCTCAAGCGGGTATGATCCTTCAACGAAACTCACACCCGGCAGCGCAGCGGCTGACATCAACGCAAACACCACGACAATCAACGGTGGGAAAATTACGGCAAATAGTATCACCGCTTCCCAGATAGACGTATCGACCCTTTCGCTGAGCTCTAGTCAGATCGGCGGGACCGCAGTTACCCTATCCGCAATTGGTTCGGGGCTAAACATCACCAGCGGCGGGGTAATTTTGAGCGGAACTTCGGCTATCCGAAGCAGTAACTACGTTACCGGTTCGGCGGGTTGGGCGATAAAGGCCGACGGATCTGTTGAGTTCTCCAGCGGTACGTTCAGGGGAAGCCTCTCCGGTGCCACGGGTACGTTTGCTGGAGCTCTCGACGTCGGAACAGGGAGGGAACGAAAGCGGATAGAACCTTCAGGGTTGTATGTCGGTGATCTGGTTGCATTTAATAATGTTGGGTTAGACACGGTCCTTTATTTTACCAGCTATATTACTGCGTCGAGGACGATGTACTTTCGCAGTGGCGGATATACGCCTGAGATTCGCATAGGCGATAGCTTGTACACGGTTTTTGAAAATCTTGGTTTTTCCGCAAGTCACGACGGGGCTTTTGCTCGTAGTATGACCGTCGGCCTCAGCGGGTTGACTGTACGGGGCGGTGGATTGAACGTACAGAACGGCGGGGTAAACCAGGCGACGATCAGTGCCGCCGGCGACGCAACTTTTTTAGGGGCCGTTACCACGACCAACAACACCTACTCGGGCAGTTTCTCCAGCAACGGAAACGCCACGTTCGGATCGCTGACGAACACGCCTTTCTCCAACGCAGCCATCGATGCATTTACCAACACGACCTTCTATTTTCACCCGAACGGCAACAACAGCGTGAGCGGCGGTGAAGACGGCGGCACAGTGGGCGCGACCACCGGCACCTACATCGCAATTCGGTACAACGGACGCACCGTCTGGGTGCCCTTCTTTACTGCTTTACCTTGACCTGATGTTATCCGATACGCATAAGTAACAATCAACCGATGCCCTTTGAAATCATCACGACCGATGAGCAATCCGCCCTGGACACGGTGCTGGTGCGTCTGCGTGCGGCTGAGTGGCGGGAGCTGGATCAGATCGAGGAAGCCCTCGAGCAGCTAGACCAGCAGCACATCCCGCTGCGGCACATTTTTACGCCTGGGCTGTACACCCGGGAGTGTTTTATCCCCAAGGGCACTTTGCTCGTCACGCGGATGCACCTGAAAGAGCACCCGTTCGTGGTGCTGAAGGGTGAAGCAGCGGTCTGGACCGTCGAGACGGGCTGGATGAAGCTGACCGCACCGCACCTCGGGGTGACCCAGCCCGGTACGCGTCGCCTGATCTACGCGCAAGAGGACGTGGTCTGGGCGACGTCGCACGTCACCGACAAAACCGACCCCGATGAAGTGATCTTGGAGGTCACTTACAGCCGCGAAAAGTACGTCGCGCTGGGCACGGCCAAGACCGACGCCCGAGACCTATTTTACAACAAGCCCCTGATCCAAGGATAACGCCATGAGCCTCACCGAACTGATTACTCCACACCTCTACCTCGCCACGTCCGCGTGGACCGCTGCCGCCATGCTCGGCTCTGCCGTCGTGGGTAGCGCCACGGCAATCTACGGCGCGAACAAGTCGGCGAAAGCTCAGGCCGAAGCTAACGCAGCCAACCAAGCCGCGCAGGCCGAAGCTAACCGCCTCAATTATCAACGCTGGCTAGAGAGCCAGGGCGTGGGTTCCGACGGAAAACCGGTCAACACCTGGCTCCCTCGCTACGCGACGATCACGTCACCCAACGTAGAAGTCCCAAGAGGCTTCAGCCTTTTCGGCAAACCGAAATACGGCTCCGCCTCGGTGGGTGCGAACGGAGTGGTGAACGGAATGCAGATGGCTCCGGGCGCTGGCGGCGCTGGTCCCTCGGGAGGCGGCGCTGGCCCATCAGGCGACATGGGGCAGATGCAGATGGGCGGGAACACTCCCTACCTCAACGCCGCCGGAAACACAATGTACGAGGAAGACGGCCTGCCCTACAACCCGTACCAAAAGTCTTAACCTACCATGCCTGCTCCTACGTTAGATGCAGCTCTCAAAGAGCTGTCGCTCGATCCAGATTTCGCAAAGCTGCCGAAAGAGTGGCAGACCAACATTGCGCAAAAGCTCGTCGACGGCGACGGACCCGGCGCGTTGGCGTACGGTCGGCAGACCGTAAAGACTCCGCTTACGGTCCAGAACATCCCCGAGCTGGCTCCGCAGGAAATGGCGGAGTACAACCGCCGCAAGGCGGCAGGCGATACCCGGAGCTGGGAACAGTGGGCCGCTGATCACCAGCTCGCTGACCCCAAATGGCTGAATTCGCTGCAAGTGCTCGCCCCGATGAACAACGACGGCGCGCAGGGCTCGCCCGAAGAGCTCGCCGCCCTAGATCGCTGGCGCGGGAAAGCCCAGAAAGTCGTCGACGGCGGCAGCTCTAGCACGAATGCGGAGGATTACCTCCTTAATCAGGCCATCAATAAGGGTCTCGCCGACATCGAAAAGGACAAAGAGCGTGCCGAGATGGCGGGTAAGCTCCGCGAAACGTACGACCCGATATTCAAATCGGGGACGGCAACGCTGGCGGGCCTCTACGACGGCACCCAACTCGAAAAAGAGAACAAGATCACGGATGAGGCTACGGCTAAATTTCTGGCGGGGCTTGATACCCAGCGCGGCGAGAACACTGCTGCCCTCAATACCTTTACGGCTGCGGAAAAAGCGGCGCTGGCAGACCAAGTAGCAGGTAAAAAGACCGCTCTCGGTGCCGAGGTTGCCGCCCGACAGGCCGCGCTCACCGCTCAGACCGAGGCCCAGCGAAAAGCAATCGGAACCGAGGTTACCGCCCGACAAGGCGCGCTCGCCACCCAGACTGCGGCCCAGCGGAAAGCAATCGAAGCCGAGCTGGCGACCAAGAATGCCGCCTTAGCCACCGATCTGACTACCCGGCGCGGGGCAATCGGCACGGAGGTTGATGCACGGAATGCTGCTCTAGCTACGTTGGGCGCGTCCCGCAAAGGCGCGATTGCTAGTGAGGTCGGCGAGTACCGAAGTGCCCTCGCCACGGAGCTCGACCAGAAAGGCGCGGCGCTCACGACAGAGATTGCCTCTCTCGGAGCGGCGATCACGACCGCCACCGCATCCCGCAACACCGCACTCGCGGCTGATTTGGTATCCCGCAAAGCAGCCCTCGAAGACGAGGTCGTCAAGCTGCGTGCGGCTCAGGAGCCACTCAATGCTGAGCGGCTTAACGCCGCCCAGGCTCAAAGCACGGCGGTAAATCTGGCTTCTCAGGCTGCGCAGGATCGTACCCTCGCTCAGTTCGCCCAGGATGGTTACGTCGGCGGATCTTCCGGCACGGACGCTGCGCTGATGCGCGCCTCTATCGCGGGTCGCCAAGGCGCGGCTGAAGCCATCGGCAACGCCCGCGTGGCGAACGCTGGCGATGTCGCGGGAATTGAGCGGTACTCCGCCAAAGAGGGTCGCGGATTGGCGGACTACGGTTCGGGCGAGACCCGCACCATTGCCGACACCGACACCTCGCAAAATTTCGATTTGTCGAAGTACGGCGCGGGGCAGGGCAGAGAGTTGTCAAATTACGGAGCGACCGAAAACAGGGACGTCTCCAACTACGGCACGAAAGAGGGCCGCACCTTGGCCGACATGCTTTCTAACGACACGCGCACCATCGCGGACTACGGCTCCGGGCAGAATCGCGAGCTCACCGACTTCGGATCAACCGAAGGACGCAGGCTTACCGATTTCGGCGCGGGTCAATATCGCACAGCGGACGACTTTGCATCGAGCGAGGGACGGAAGGTGTCCGACTACGGGAGCGGTCAATACCGCACGGCGAACGACTTTGCATCAAGCGAGGGACGGAAGGGGGCTGACTACGCAAGCGGTCAGCAACGGATGGTGGCGGACTTCGGTACTAACGCGGCCCGCGATCAGGCCGGCAAAGCATCGCTCGGCTTAAAAGAGATCGGCGAATTTACCGCCGATGAGAAGCGCGGCATCGGCGAGCAGGACACCAAAGCAAAGGTCTCGCTCTTCGCGAACGACACGAGCCGCCGCCTGGCGAACTTGGACAGACCCTCGTCGCTCATGAACACGCAGCTGAAGATGTACAAGGACGCGGATGACTACGGTCAGTCTGGCTTCGACCGCACGATGAACAACCTCAAGCTCTTCTCCACGAGCGGAGGCAACGCCCCGACGGTGAAGCCGTACGAGATGCCCGGTGGCAGCGTCGAGGGCAGCGCCTACCAGAATCTCGGAGCAGGCTTAGCCAGCATGGGTATGAACTATTTCAGCAGTGGTAAATTCAAACCCAAGACGAGCGGTATCGGCACGGCGGCAGACTTCGACCCGGTTCCGAAAAAGTAGTCGTTAAAAAATCTGCGACAACCCTTCAGTAAACTTACACCATGGCACTAGAAGCACTCAGAGACGTATTCATCCAAGCTGGTCAGAACTACGCTAATCGCGCCAGGCAGGACGAGTTGCTGGCGCAAGAACGCGCTCGTCAGGACGAGCTCTACACGCGTCAACGCGGCGACACCGAGAAGGACATGAACCGTCGTCGCGACGAGCAGATCGCTTCGGAGGGTCGGGCGGAGGCAGCTAGGATCTTAGCCGAGAATCGGGCACTCATCAATCGGGTGCGGAGCGATGGGGCGGAAGCACAGAGGCAGCTGCGGATCAAATACGCACAAGTCACCGGAAACTCCAGCGTGCTTAAGGTCAACGAAAAGGGGGAGTTCGACGTCTCACCTACTGCATTCGACGACATGTACCTAAAAGGCATGGACGAGGCGAAGTATGCGTCGGATCTTAAAGATGCGACGCGTGCTCTAGAGGTGAAGAAAAAGACGTTCGAGCTGTGGCAGCAAGGCGACGATAGGGAAAAAGCCAGAGGCCGTGCGGCTGTAGTAGACCGGATCGAAAGTATCAACAGAGAGCTAGCTAGCGTGGAAGGAGCACTATTCACAAGCCATGCAGCCTTGGCTGCCCGCATCACGGAGGGACGAAACAAACTGGTTAAGGGGGCAGTAGAAAGAGTCGCCGGTCCAGCCGGTAGCGTAGCCAGGGCAAAGTACCTAGCTGAGAATAAAAAAAATCTAAGTGGTGACGAGTCGGACTTCTCGATCTTGTATAACGGCGGACAGCTTGCGATGGTTCAATCTGAGCTGGATGCATACGTGAAGATGGAAGGTTCAAAAGATCCGGGCGCAAACGCGCTACTTCAAAAGCAAGTCGCCCTACTCAGACAGTCCACAGACGCGCATGATTTTGCGCGCAAAATAGAAGCTAATTTGACTCCTGGCTCCGGGGGTCAGTGGTCTGCTGGTTATTCTGACCTCGGCGCTGCCCCCGGCGACACGTCGTACTTCGCTCGACCAAAGGCGGAGGCGAATGCCGAGAATCCGCCAGCTACAACTCCGCTGCCCCCGGGCGCGCCCGAGGGCGGGGTTGCAGGTATTGATGCCGTTAAGAGCAGGTTGAACATTGTTCCAGCGGCTGCGTTCAGCCCCGATCCTGCTTACCGATCTTCCTCAAACGACGTATCCAACGACCCCGATCCGTTCGTCGACTCAGTCGTTGCCGGCTCTGGCAACGGTACCCCGCCAGCCGCCGCGAATACCTCACGTTCTGGGTTTGTTGATCCGTCTACTGGATCAGCCTATGTCGACGACTCGATTGAACCTGCGTCAGGCCGCAGCTTTTTCAACCGAGTAACCCAGCCACTCGCCGATAACCCAGGGACCACCACTGCTGCGGCTGCCGCCCTCTTAACTAATCCTGACTTGGTCAGTAGGTCGGGCGCGTTTTTTAAAAAGGGGGTAGAGGCGGCAAAAAGTTTAGGGCCGCGTCTGAAAGAAACCTGGCGCGCTGCGAACGTGAAAACCCTGGCAGACAGCGGCATCGGGGCGAAGATGTTGCAGGGTCGGTCGTATGGGGCGCTCGCTGCGGGGGCGGCGGCACGCGGTATCGGACGAGGTTACCTCTTGGGCCAAGCCATCGATACGGCATTACCCTACGGCTTGGATTTTCTCGGGCTGACCAACACTAAAGAAATTTACGGAGACAGAACCCCGAAGGTTTCAGAAATCCTTGCCGACGCTTACTTGGCGGAGACTGAGAAGAAAAAACCGCTGAATTTTGGCGACGAGTACCTCGCGAGGCAGAACGCCATTCGGTCTGCGCGCATACCGCCGGATGAAAAAGAAAAACTCAGTGCCGCTTTGGTGTCGTTTAAAGACAAAATGTTTAGCAGTGGGTTCAACTTTCAGTCGCCTCGGTCCGCTATCGACGCGGCGGCAGGTATCGACGCGGCGGCAGGTATCGCCGAAACCCCGGCACCCGCGCAACCGCGAGGCGACGCACTGAGGTCGGTAATGAGCCCTTTCGTGCGTCCTACTTCCGCTCCACTTCCCCCGATGGCCCGCCCAATGGGTCCGTCGATTACCCGTTCTCCCGAGGAAATTACACCCGCTCCACTTCCCCCGATGGCCCGCCCAATGGGTCCGTCGATTACCCGTTCTCCCGAGCAGGAACGCATCAATGCGTTCTTTGCGCCGGCTCAAGATCCACTTGCGCTTGTTTTCTCTGACAAGCCGATGACGTTTGGAGAGTCGTATGCCCAACGCTATGAACAGATAAAGAACTCATACTTAAGCGAAGAGGAGAAAGCGCAGTCCTTAGACGCTCTCGAACGCACTAAGGACGCGTTAATTCAACAAGGTCTTACCGAAGATTCTCCAGATCCAGTACAACCCAACAGGGGTTCTGATTACTTCGAGCGTCTTCGCCGCATACGCGATGGCGGTGAAGCCCCGGTGACTACTGCCGCGCTATCACCTTCGCCGATCACCCGTGCCTCCGAGACATCTGCGCGGAAGGGCTCTGATTACTTTGAGCGTCTTCGCCGCGTCCGCGATGGCGGGCCCCCGACACAGTAGGTGGATTTTTTATTGACCGTCTAATTGTTACCGAATCACATCAGGTAACACGATGACACGCGATGTTCTCCTCAAAACACTCAGAGAACTGAGTGGTCCGACTGCGCAGAATTACAGCGATGACGACCTGCTGTACCGCACCGCCAACGAGTACAAGAACCAAGGCCGGCTCGGCGAGATCCCCGCGCTAGAGAACGAGTTCAATCGCATCAACGCTGAGATCGAAGCGGATGGTCGTGGTTTCTTCGGTGACGTCTACGCCGCTGGTAAGCGCGGTCTCGGGCAGCTTAAACAGAACTTCAACGTGGTGCAGGGGGCGGAAGACCCAACAAACGCCCAGGATATCGCCGATGCCCAGAAGACGATAGACCTGAACCCGATCAGTTCAGAGTTACGCGAGTTCCAGTCGGTCGCCAAAGACGACGCCTTGGGCTGGCTGACGGCGTTCGCTAAGAATCCGGTCACAATCACGACCGAGGTCATCGCCGAGTCGCTGGCTTCGAGTCTGCCCTCGATGGTGGGCGGCATGGTCATCGGCGGGGCAAAGGGAGCCCTGGGGCTTAACCCAGCCACTGCCGCTGCCGGAGCCGCAGCGGGCGCTTTTACCGGATCCTATGCCACCGAGAGGGCATCCAAGATTCTCGACGTCATGCGGGAGAAGGGCATGGACCCCAACGATCCTGCCAGCATCCAGAGTTTCTTTAACGATCCAGAGAAGTTAGCGGAAGCCAGAGACCTTGCAAACAAGCGGGCTATCCCGGTTGCCCTTTTCGACGCGGCGACCTTTGGGTTGGCGGGACGATTCATGCGCCCACTCAAGGCGGCGAAGGCTGCGGGCGAGAAGGTGGCGTTTAGTCGAGTCCTCGGAGCCACCGGAAAGGAAATCGGGGTGCAGGCTTCGGGCGGTATGCTCGGTGAGCTCGGTGGTCAGGTCGCGTCCGGCGAGGAGATCGACCCCCGCTCGATCTTCCTAGAAGGTATCGCCGAAGTCGGCAGTGCCCCGGCTGAAATCCGCAGCAATCTCAGCGACATCCGAGCCACGAAGAAGGCTGAAGCTCCGGCTGCGCAGCCCTACACCGAGGAGAATGAGGCAGCGACTACCGCTAAAGCGGCATTTCAAGCGGACATCCCAGTGGTAAACACATTCTTTACCGCTCCAGCCGAAGCCATGCAGGCTGCGGCGGCTGCGGAGGCGGGTGTCGCTCCGACCGTTGAGTCTATTGTCGCGAAGGTGATGGCGGGAAACACCAACCTCACCCCAAGAGAGGTCGAGTACGCGAGCATACCGGAGGTCAGTGACCAGATTAAAGCCGTCATCGAATCTAAGACGGAGCAGATCCGCACCGAAGCCGCACAGAAAGCCGCGCTCAAGAGTGCTCGGAAGCCAGGCGACCAGATGAGGTTCGGCGAAACGAGCGTGATCGAAGCTTCCCGTACCGTCGGCGAGCCCGTTATCGGCGAGATCGATTCGACGCCCGGAGACGAGGTACCCGTCGAGGATGCCCCCGGTCAAGAGACGCTGAATCTGTTAACCGATAAGCAGGTCGCCGCGATCCAGGCGAAAGAGGCGTTGCAGGCGACCAAGGAGAAAGCGAAAGCAGACAAGATCACCGCCGCCGAGCAAAGCCGTCTCGTCCGCGAGAAAGCTGCCGAGCTGCGTAGCCGAGTTGTTCGCGTACCTCGCTCGGAGTTTAGAGCTGAGGCTGCTCCGACTCCGGCGGCACCTGATAACACGATTCCTTTTCCAGTGGACGCTGCCGCGAAGCGCGTTCGAGAACGAGCTGCGCTGGTTCGCAATGCGGATGATGCCGAGTTCATCGACTTTACCACCGGCGAGACGATGGACGTCCCGTTGGCGGCTGCACCGGACACCACGGTGCCGTTCGCCCCAGCGACGACGACGCCGGTTGAGCCCGTTGCAGAGAAGCCTACGGTTACTTCGACGTCTGTTGCAGCAGCCACGCCTCCGACGGAAACAACGCCAGCGCCTGTTTCCGCGCCTATCCCGAGCGCCGATGATCTGGTTGAGTCTTCATTGAATCTCCCGGCGGATATCAAAACCGTGAAGGAGAGAGTCGAGGGACTCCTAGCAGCAGTCGCCGAAAAGGCCGACGGTTCTGTCCACCTCCTGCCCTTGGTCAGAGGAGAAGACGGGGTGACGTACGTGAAGCAGATATCGAATTTTGAAAACAAGGGTGCCTTGGTTGACGCTCTCGCGGAGAGCTACGCAGGGCAGAAAGGGTTTTCTAAACCATCCCTGCGTAAGCTGATCATTAACGAAGCTCCATTTACGGCAGACGGAAAGGTCAACCAAGAGCAGATGCTCCGTCTCTACGGGAATCCCGCGACGAGGGCTAAGTGGACTCCAGTGGTGCAGCGAGCCTTGGACATGGGTGTTCTCGGAGTCGGTTCCAAAAAGACCAAGCTCTCCGAGTACCTTGCCGCTAACGAGATGGTGAGCAGCGGAACAGCGGCGGTGACCAAGACGCCACTGAAAAACCCAACCAGGATAAGTTCGCCGCTGGAAAGCGTCACCGCAAAAGCCCGCACGGAACCGGCAATGACCGATGGAGATGCGGTGAACACCTCCGCAATCGCCGCAAAGCTGCCTAAAAAGCGGGTAGGGCAGGTCGTCGAGCGCCTCAGTCTGGAGAAGGTCGAAACGCTAGAGCAGATCAACGCCTTGCTCGTAAGCAAACCCGAGGAAGCCCAAGCCGAGATCGACCGAATCATCGGCGTGGTCAAGGGCGACACCCCGAAGTATCGAGTTAGCCTATTTGTTGCCGGCTACCGGGCGAAGCAGATCGCAGATGTTGTTGCCTCCTCTGGTAAAAAAGCAACCGGGCAACCCGTTCTCACCAAGACCGCCACCGCCACGGCTGCTCCAGTACCTCCTGCTCCTGCTCCTGCTCCTGCTCCTGCTCCTGCTCCTGCTCCTGCTCCTGCTGTGCTTTCTTCTGTAGTCGGGGCTCCCGCTGCTAAGACACCAGTTGCTCCGGTTTCAGCGCCTGTTGACGTAGGTACTCCCACTTCCACCTCCACCACGGTACTTTCACCAAGGTCCAAGAAAGATCGCCCGAAGGTTCGCGCACCTGAAGTTCCTGCTGCCGAAACTCCAGAATTAAAGACCGCCATGTCGGCTGAGGAGTCAGGTCAGTTGAAGGAGACCGCCGGTTTGGTGATAGACTCGACGGCCACGTACGTAGCGATTGAAAGACGACTCAGTGTCGATGGGGCTACTCTTTATAAAAAAGTAGGGAGCCCAGAGTATCAGAAAAAACTGGCCGCTCTGTTGAGAGAGAAACTCCGAGACGGCGTTCGATTTAAACCGAAGGGTTTCAAACCACCCGAAGACATCAGCGACGCGGAGGATATCACGCGAGACGAAGTGGCAACGGACGACGCACTCATGCGCGTCCAACCCGACGTCGCCAAAGCTCGCGAAGGTCTCCGCCACTTTGATAGCCCCGAGGAGTACCTCGCTCCGAAGGACGACACCCAACTTGTCAGCATTGTCTACGCGATGGCTAAGCGCGGACTGAAGGTCTCCATCTCCGACGCCACCAAGGAAATGAAACTGGGCGGTGAGTACTCGCCCTCCAAGCGTACGGTCGGGCTGGTGCTCGATAGCATAGACAACCCAAGCAAGCAGTCGGTACTCAACGGGCTTCATGAGATCACCCACGATATCCTGGCTGACGCACCGGCAGACATTCACCGTGCGATCCACGATGTCATCGAGCGCACCCCGAATGGTAAGCTAGCTTTCTACAACAACCCCGAGGCCGACCCACGCTTGGCGACGGGCGAGGGCATGACCAAGGAGGAGCTCGCCATCGAGCGCGCCGTTGAACACCTCGCGTTGCAGAACATCGACCGCGAGTACTCGCGTGGTCTGCTCCAAGCGATCTTCCGTACCGCCAAGGAGCTGTTCCTTCGCGCTGCAATCTACCTTCAGAAAAAGTACATTGGTGACGAGAACACCACGGGGCGGCTGGCCGAACAGTGGGTAAACAATGAACTCGCCAAGGTTCTAGCCGGCGATGCGCAGACCTTTGATCGGTTCTTAAGCCAGTTCGGCGTGAAGCCAACTCTCGCCGACGTGGTCAGGATGTCCACCGACGAGCGGGGTCGGACGTTTGCGGTGAAGGCTGACTTCACTGGGCGTTCCATCACGTACCGGCCCATTCGCTCGCTCGATTCAGCCGAGCTCAACATCGACGCCGCACTCGCGAGCGCCAAAGAAACGGCCAAGGCAAACGGTACGTGGACCCTCGACAGGGATCTCGCCGAGCTAGAGAAAGTTCTCGGTCCTACCTTTGCTCGGGTGCAGCCCGGTGAATTTGAGAACTACAACGGGAACATCGCGGTGCAGCGCGTACTCGCCGAGGCCCGCTCATCGGTCGCGGTGGCGAACAGCTTGCACCCGATTGTTGAGAGACTCTACCAGAAGGTGAAGTCGGTGCAGGCCAGTTATACGCCTGCGCAGCGAGCAGCGATGAAGCGTGTGGGTGTCGTAGCACCACGCGAAATCACCTCCGTTGAAGACCTGTACAGGGTGCTCCGCATGGCTGATCCGCGTCAGCGGGCGGTGCAGATCTACGCGCACGCCAAGTCTACGCTGGAATCTGAGTTCGGTACCACGGTTAAGGAAGATCTGTTTGACCGCAGCGTCACCGTCGAAAAACTGGAGGCTGGTGTCGTCGCCGACATGGCCGATCAGACGATGTTCAGGGAGCTGGCGAGGCTGAATACCAAGACCAGTAACCGCATCGAAGGTCTGAAGGCGGATATCACCGACCTTAAAGCTGTTTCCGAAAAGAATCAGAAGACCATCCGTCAAGTGATGGACAAGTTGTCCGACATGACGGTGACCCGCCAGGTGCTTGGTCGGTCAATTGCCGAGCAGTTCCGTGAGATCCGCCGCGAACTGAAGCTGTCCAGCGAGAACGCCGAGGCGATGGGGCAATCCGCCGGAATCCTTGAGGCGCTTGAAGGCGAAACCAAACGCCGCGATCTCTCTGCTCGGTTCAACGAGAAATTATTTGCCGGGATCGTGATCGATGACCTTCCGCTTAACTCCTACTTCAAGTCCCTAGATGAAGTGCTGAAAGCTCGGGGACTCATCCTCGCTGAGTCGAGCGTGCAGGACATCAGAAGCGCCGTCATCGCCGCTGTGCGTGCGAATCCCGACATCCCACTTAAAGACCTCGTCTCTTTGGGCGAGGGTCCGATGGCAAAGGATCGCGGTACGGCGTTGCTCACCACGCTGATCGGTTTCTCCAAGAACGAGAAACTGGTTTCAGAAATCATCCGCGTGCAGATGACTCGCGGAGAAGAACGGGTCGCCGCGATCAACGAACTTCGGCGCGTACACGGCGAGGTCAGCGAGACGGTGCTGTCCGGCCTAGCCGAGGACATCAAGAACCTGTCTAAACCGACGGCGAACCTTGATAAGACCCCGGAGAAAAGAGCGACACTGACGATGCCAGCAGCTCAACGGTTGCTCAACGCCCGCGACGAGGCGCTCGCAGACCAAGCTCGGCTGGCTCGCATGGAGAGAGACCTGTCGGTCCTCAACGCGGCCAATTCCATCTTCGATCAGTTGGTGAACGTCGCCGACCAGCGTTTGAAAATCGGGTCGTCTTTCGTTTTGTCGAACGGTTCCAACTACATCAACGCGGGTGCGGTTACCGATACCGACAAAGCACTCTTAGAAGGCGCAAAGGCGAACACGCTCACCCTCTTTGGTAGCGGAGCGATGACCAACGATCAACTACGCGAGATCCTCCAGCGAAATCGCGAGTGGATCGATGCACGCAGGGGCTCACCCGAGAAGCAGGGCAGGGTGTACAACTCTCTGGAGCGTCAGAACGAGGAGATGTCTCGGTTCATCTTCGGTTCGCCGTCCCGCGATCTGATTACGGGCTTCCGCAATGGACACTTTTCAAACCTCGCCGAAGAAGCTCTGCGCACAGGAACCGCAGGGGGCGCAAGGATGGCGACCTCACTTACCCAATTCATCGGGTGGCAGTCCGCTTTCCGGGCCGAAGCCAAGGTCGCAGGTGATAAATTTGAAAGAGCTCGCGGCGATTTCGAGAAAGCAAGCGGGGTAGACCCGTCGACTTTCAAAATTCTGTTCTACGACACCGCTCGGTGGTTCTTGGATACGTACGCTGGAACTGAGAAGGACGCATTCGCACAGTTAAACAAACGGTTCCGTGAAAACGTCTCGGCGAACCGTTACTGGAGCAAACCGGGGGTGCCCGAGGCTTTCTTCGCTTTGATGCGCAGCGTAAAAGAGAACGCGGCACTTCAGAACAAGTGGATGTCCATCACGGGGGCGAACCGCGTGGCGGACGAGAGGCTCACTGACGTTAACGTCTTTGACCAGGAGACGAGTCAGCCGATGGAACGTCGTCAGCTTGAGACGGGTGTGTCTGGGTACACCACCTACCGGAACATGAGCGAGTCGCTCTCGGGTTGGGCCGCTGCATTTCGCCTCAAGGTTCAAGGCGACGGTAAAAATAATCCGTTCGTTAAGCTCGAACCGCTAAAGAAAGGCGCGACTCCAGAGCAGATCGCCGCCCGCCTCGAAGAACAAAAGGCAAAAGACGCCGCGCTGCCTGCACAGCTAGCTCAACTATTTACCGCTACCGATTGGGCCGCATTCTTAAATCCGATCTTACTGAACGAAATGGGGGGAGTCCCCGGCCCGAGATCAGCGGACGGCGTTCGCTCACAAGTCTCCCCGCGTGTCGTGGCCGAAGCAGTATCCGTGGCTAACAACGATCTTATCGCCGTGGCTGACGGAATCTACGCCGCCAAGGGAGGCGACCCCGAAGGTGCTACGGCATACCGAGCGCAGTTCGTAGCGTGGATCTACGGACGCTGGCAGCAGGTAGACCGCATCACCCAAAAAGAAATCCCGACGGGCCAGAACATCTCGCTCAGGACCGCCTCGATTGGTGTCGATGCAAGAACGTCCCAGTTCATGCCCCGCGAGTGGCTGACCTACCCGCAGTACACCCCCGAGGATCACGGGCGAGCCGCGCACGCTATCGTGTCTACGGGCGTGTTTGGCCGAGATGCCGAGGTCTTAGCCAAGGGCATCAAAGACATGGTCTCGGAGGTCGCAGCTAAGAAAAGTGAGATAGCGGCTGCGGGAGAGGGACTCAACCCCGACGCTGTCGATAACGAGGCTTGGCTCGCGTTTAAAAAGAAAAACCCAACGGAGTACAAACGGCTGAAAGAAATCGCCGAGTACCGCCCACCAAACTTTGCGGCCATGTTTTCGGATGTCCTGAATACCGAAAGTAGTTTCTGGACCCAGTGGCATACCCGGAGGGAGGTCTTTGCTGCGGCAGTCACCGGCATGACCGCCAGTCTGTCGTCGGCGATTAAGAACCCGGCGAGCACCCTAAACTTATTTGCCGTTCAGCGGTCTGGGTCTGGCGAGGTATGGAAGACGGTCGGCGGCGCGTACGCAAAGATGGGCAAACTGTTTATCGCGGGGGTTGCTCAGCTCGGCGGGGTGCAACTGTACAAAGACAACGCTGCGTTCCAAGCGATGGTACGGGAAGGCGCGTTCGACGCCGCGAACCATGCGACGTTCAAAGACAACCGGACCGGGGAGCGGGGCGTTAACGACTCGATGGGGAAGAGCGCGAGATTCCTCCGCAGGATGCGTCAGGTGTTCAGCCACCAGAAGTTGTCGCCTTTTCAGGGCGGCACTGCTCCGGCGATCCGGCTGCTGAATCCGTTCCAGTACACCCAACAGTTAGTCAACATGGCTAACACTTGGCAGGTAATTGAAATGTACCATGACATGGCTCAAAGCGCGGCTAGCGTTTACCGCGCAGACCCGAAGTCATCGCGGGCTCTGACCGCCAAAGATGCGGGCATGACCGACGAGGTCGCGTTCAAAGCTCGGATCGAGTTGCTCGGAAGCAACGGCTACAGCTTGGAAGACATCGCCCGCAAGGTCGCTCAAGGCCGAGATCCATTCGACGCCAAGCTGATCATGGCATCGAACAATATCTCGACCTCGCAACTCGCCAACGAAGCGAGCGCGATCAGCCGTCCGGTCGACCTCACTCGGTCTAAGGGCGGTCAACTACTTGGCACATTCGTTGGTTGGTCGATTGAGCAGACCAACCGCATCCTCCGTTTGCTTGAGACTCCCGAGGGTCGGTTGGACGTAGCGTCGGTTGCTCGGGGTATCGGCGTGCTCGGCATCACGATGCTTCCCGCCACCCTCGCGTACGCCGCGCTCCTCGACGAGTGGGACGAGCTGATCGAAAAGAAAAAGAACCGACGCCCCGTGTCGGATGGTCCGAGCGCATGGCTCGAGGCTACCACTTCGGTCGGCACGTTTGGGCTCATCGCAGAAACGGCGGACTACGTCTCGTCGGCTCGCCAGGGCAGCTCCGGTTACAACGACGCCCTCTCGCTCGACAATCGTATCGTGATCATCAGCTCGGCCCGCCAGATGGCGCAGTCGGTCCGCAATGTGATTCAGGCCGACGTGGAGAACACCAACTACGCGAACATCATCCGTCCGTTTCTCCAGGCTGCTGGCGCGGGCGGGATCATCCAAAACGCGTACGTCTTGGATCGCGTGCTCGGCAACCAGTTGCAGGAACTCCCCGTGGTTGGCGGCATGATCAAGGCCGAGGCCAGCGTGGCTCTACGCAGCAACATCTACAATTACCTTCGGTCCACGGGTATGGAGGCTGGCTTGGAGGTGCGGCAACAGGGTGGTGGCGGGTACGCGATCACGCCGATGACGCCGCACATAACCAACATGGCACTCGCGGCTATGTCCGGCGACAACGAAGGCTTCCAAGAGGCGTATCGCTCCGCGATCAACCAGGCTCGCAAGGAGGGCCACTCCGATCCATTCAAGAAAGTGCAGGCTGCGTTTGCTGCGCGGCACCCGTACAAGTCCCTGTTCGTTGGTACCCCCACCGCCCAGGAGGTCATGCGTCTGCGGCAGAACATGCCGGAGAGCGGAGTCGAGGCCGTGAGTTCGGCTCTGCGCAACTTCGATATGTACGCATCCCGCCTAGGGATCGCCCCATTTATGGGGTCAACCTCGATGTCCGAGGCTCAGACGCGGCGGATGATATCTAACGCGCAAGACCCTGAGTCGATGCTCGACAGCGTCTACGACCGGGCCGCTCAACTCCGCTCAGCATTCTAACCGATGGCACTCGACCGACATAAATTCGGAAGAGCGGTGCAAGCGCGCTTTCTTTTTGACGCACAGGAAAAGGGCATGGACGTCTGCATTCCTTTTGAGTCGCTGCCCGGTTTCGACTGCGTCGTGGATACGGGCAAGAAGCTGCTTCGGGTGCAGGTCAAAGGGGCTCATATTTCGAGACGTCGAAACAGCTACACCGTAAATTTCAGACGGTACGCGAGGAAAGCAGCGCCCAAGTTTGATATCTGCGCGGTGTGGATGGCGGACGCCCAACGCTGGACGTTCCTCCCGCCTACTTTCGCGAAGAAACGGATCGTTCGGATCACTGCTGACGGCAAGTATTCGCGGACGGGCTGGGAACTTTTTTACAAATGACTCCCGCTACACTGCCCGACACGGGCTCTCGCACGAGCTACTCAACAGGCGCAGTCCGAGATGCCTCGGAAGGGAAGGGGCACTTCCATTCGATTCCGCCTTCGGCCCTGCGCCGGATTGCCAAACGCTTTGAGGACGGTGCCCGCAAGTATGCCAAAAATAATTGGATGAAAGGCATCGCTCTGTCCCACTACCAAGACTCGCTGATGCGCCACACGCTGGCATGGGCTGAGGGCGACACCACGGAGGACCACATCGGTGCCATTCTTTGGAACGCCTCGGCCATGGACTGGACCGAGTCCCAGATCGTGGCGGGTAAGCTTCCGGCTGAGCTGAACGACCTGCCTTACCGCAATGCACCACACTCTTAACGCCTCGATCCCCCAGCACCTTTACGGTCTCGTAGACAAAGGCATCCTGCGGGGAAACATCGCAGACACCAATCACTACGATCCCTGCGTGATCTTCGGGGTGACTTCGATCCCGTCGAGGGCACTGCATTTTTCGATCCTGACCGAGGCCGGCAGCCAGTGGGCGAGGATCCCGCTGCACAAGTTGCGGCACACTGAGCCGGAGGAAGGAGCTCCGCAGCACCCGTTGCCGGAGTTGCAGTCTTGGGACTGCCACGGCTGGGATTTCTCGGTGGTGGCCTACGAATACCTGCGGGAAATGGGCTGCGAGTATCGGACGAGAGACGGGGTGATGGTCCCGGCCAGCTACTGGTTCACCCTCGACCACACCGACAACGGCTACAGCCAGTACCCGAGCGAGCACAAGTGCTACCACCTCCTCCTCTTGGAGGATGGCAGCGGCCAGATCGCAGCGCAGCCCAACAACCGGATCCTGTGGCGGGACGACTCCTTCGTGCGTCCGAAGTCGAAGAGCCTGTCCGAGTACCGGGTGATGCCGGACGAGACGTGGCACGCGGAGCTCGGTCGCAACCCCGATCTCAACCCTTTTTGTGGTGGTCCAAAGGATACGACCTCAGTGCTGCCGGCGTGACGACGTTGGGGCTGAACTGAGAATGGAGGTTCGAGCCCTCCCCACAAATTTAAGCTCGTGTGAAAGTTCAAGCAGTGTACCAATCGGTGCCGATGAATCGGCCCCCTGAATTTGAGCGAGAAAGTTACAGTCCTCGGACTGCAACTTTTTCCCACAAACGCAGGCAAACGCCGGTTGTCGAATATCCACTAAATCCTGCTGTGAAACAACTATTGTTATCCGGTACATCCCCGTTGGCCGCCCCAGAGACAAACCCTCTTTTAGAGGGTTTTTTTTGTGCTCAGAGGAGAACGGAGTTGACCGAGATTACCGGTTGTTACCCAGTGGCAAACGAAACCAACACGAAAAATGCAACCAGATGCAAACGGAAATAGCCAAAACAGCATGAGTTTTGGGTCACAAATCAAGCCGGGCGCTCGCGAATATGCCAACGACGCACCCATCATTAGCCGGGTCTCCAAGATCTACCGTCCCGACCGGGCCAGTCCTCATCTGGTCCAGTGGGGGCGCGGCCAAGACCGCCGAACCGAATCGTTCAAAACCCCCGAGGAGCAGGAGGCACGGTACGCTGAGATAGCCGGACGCCTTCAGCGGAATGGAGACGACTTCGTCTTCAATCGGCAGGCCCAGATCGACTGGGCTGCGTTCATGTCGACGATTGGCGACGCATCCTGGGTGGATGTCGTCGCGGGTTGGCGCGAGAACCTGAAGCGCCATGAGCTGGTCCGATCCCGCAAGACGGTAGGCGAGGCGGCGAAGGAATACATCGCCCACTGCCTGTCGCTGAGGGATACCGGGCAGATGTCGCCCGATACGTTTCGTCAAAAAAGACAGAAGATCAGTTTCCTCGGTACGAAATTCAACACGGTCCCGCTGTGCGATGTAACTACTGAGATGCTTGAACAGTGGCTCGATGAGTTGCTCGGCGAGCTCGGCCTGTCGGCGGCGGGCACCTTTAACAACTACCTCAAACCCGTCCGTACTTTTTTTAATTTCAACAAGAAGCACGTCGCGCTCAACCCCGCTGTTGGCATCCCTCTGCGCAATGCTAGCATCGATGAAGTGGGGGTGCTCACCCCGAAGCAGACCGCTCGACTGTTCGCTTATGCCCTGAAGCACCGGCCCGAGACCCTCGGTCGGCTCGCTCTGGAGGCATTTGCAGGGTTACGTTTCACTTCCGCTGCAACGCTAGCGAAGGAGGAAATTAACTTCGAGGACAAAGGGATCACCCTTCTGGCGCGAAAAATTAAAACTCGCCGTCGTCGTTACATCGACGGGTTGCCTGAGAACTTTTGGGCTTGGATCGATAAGACGACCGAAGCGTGCTGGCGAATGAAGAGGAGTCAGTGGATGCACATAAAGACCGACGTGTTTGAAGGGGCTGACGTACCCCATCCGCAAAACTGCCTGCGCCACTCGTTCTGCACGTACCACGTCTCGGCTTACAAGAACCCGGGGCTGACGGCGACTCTCCTCTGCCACCAGAATCAGGCTCAGTTGTGGGGGCACTACAACGGAATCGCTAGCCAAGCAGCAGGGCTGACCTACTTCTCGATTAAGCCCGAGAACGTGGAGCAGATCGCGGCGGGCTAAGCCGTCTCGTCTTTCCCTTGAGCGGTGAAGAAAGGCCGCTCTTGGGTAAGCTCGATGTCCGCGTGGAACTCGGGGTCTCTAGTACAGGTTGGCTACGCGGCGGTTCGCCCAGAAGTGATCGGAGCCCTCGCGAACGGCGTCGGCTAAATCGCGGTAGTAGCCTACTGAGGTAGGGGAATCCCGGTGGCGTTTAGGGGTACGCGCCTGCTTCTTGGTTGATGCGCGCTGCCACTTATCGCGGGAGAGACGCCTCGATGTGGGCTGTTCTTCGGTTGGCTTGGTCATGCTGCGACTTGTGCTGAATGTGGCACGGCTCGGTATTGGTACAGCCCCTTGCCGAGGTACCTCTTGTCGACTGTCCAAGAACCGAAGCGCGGTTTTCGCATGTGTCGCAACTGGGCGGACACCGAAGCGGGCGGGTCTCGGGTAACCTTGCTGATCTGGGATAACGTACGCCAGGCACCGTCGCCCATTAAATCTCTAACCCGTACGTGCTGATGCACGAGCCGAGCCCGATCACGCGTGTCCTCGTAACCGGCCCCGGTGAATTCTAGTTGGTGGTTCATAGTGAAAATCTCAGGCATGCACGTATCCCTCGGTCGTAACCGTGGAGGTATGACCCAGCTTGACGCGGATCTCGTCGATGGTGTCGCCGTGCGCAGCTCGGCGGGATGCGAACGTGTGGCGCAGGCAGTGGAATGATTTACCCTCGATGCCGAGGCGGCGCAGGATCCGCCCGAAGTACGTGCTGTGCGTAGCCCGCTTGTTCAGATCCTCCGTGAGCGCGGCGTGAACGGGGAATACGTACTGGCTGGAGTTGCGAAAGAGGGTACGCAGCAGCGCCTCGGTCTCGCCAAGGAGCGGCATTTCGATCCGGCGGTCACGCTTGTCGGTCCAGACGATGAGCCGGCCCTGCTTCGCGAAGCTGGCCCACTCAAGCTGGGAGATGTCGGATAGGCGCAGCCCGTAGTTGAGCGACAGATGAATCGCGACCTTCCAGAACGGGTCTTCGATAGTCGACAGGACATCGAGATCCAGCTCGGTGAAGGGCTCGCGGGTCTGCTTCTCCTTCTGCTCGAAGGTAAGCCGGTGCATGCGCACTTTGCTGAGGCCAGCCGGATTGCGGACGATGAAGCCCTCGTCGGTGCAGACCTTAAAGAAATTATCGAGCGACGAGCGTCGTGCGCTGCGAGTCGAAGCAGTCGTGCCGTCGTGGGCGTTGACGTAGTCGTCGACATGGTGGAACGAGGCCATCGTGATCGGCTTGTCGGCTAGCTTGGTCACGACGAGGAACCGCCGGATGTTGGCCTCGTAGCCGTACAGCGTAGTGGGGGACAGACACAGCTTGGTGTCGGCTAGGGCGCGCCACTTCACGAGGGCTTGCTCGCCGGTGATGCGGCTGTCGCTAGTGAGTCGTTGGATGGCCTCGGCAGTAAGGAGCCTCGCCTTCGCGGTGAACTCGATGTCTTCTAACTTGGCGGCTTTGGCTAGCCGTTTCGCCACGGCACGGTCTTTGGTGTCGAGGTTGATGGGGGTACTTCCGGTCAGGTGGGCGAAGTAAATGCCCTTATGGTTGGGTTTCAGTTTCATTTGTGTTGTAGATGTCGAAGCCGCCGCCTCCGCGACGCCCGACGTTTTGCTTTAACTCTTTCCCGATCTTCGACAGGCGGATCTTCGCCTCATCGATGACCAAATACTTTTCGCGGGCGCTGATCCGCGTCTCGCGAACGCTGCACATGCGGCGCATGTGGCGTTGGATGGAGTGCTCCCGGAGGATGACTCCCTTCTCTTGCCGAAGTTCTCGCTCGGCGATCTTCGCCTGGGTCATCAGCTCTTGGTACTTCGTGTCCAGAGCATTGGCTTTCAAGGTGGCTTCCTTCTCGCGGGCTTTCGACTCGACGATGCGGAGTTCGTACCGAGCGATTGCCGACCGCATCTCGTCGATGGCCCGGTCTTGGTCGCAGATCAGGGACATCTCCTGCTCCATGTTGTCGAACAGGTAGCCGAATTTCTCTGGGATCTTGGTCAGCATGGGGATGGCGCTCATGGTTTGCGAAGGTGCTCGGCGTACGTGGTGAGGAGTTCCTGAAAGTAGAGCCAATCTGGGCCGCGCTTAAGGTAGTCGAAGCGACCGAGCTTCAGGTAGCGGTTGGCGTTGCGGACTTGGTCGCGGTTGGCGAAGTCGACGCCGCACACTTTGCAGAGCGACTCCATGTGCCGCACGTTCACGTCGTCCCAGCTCGTTAAGAGCGAGAGACGACGGATGTCGGCGAGCGTGAGCGCACCGCGTGAGGCGACTACGATCTCGGCTTCGGTGAGTGCGTTTCCTCGGCGGTCCCTAGCCATCAGGCGAACCAGTACCGGAGGAAACCGTTTAAGTTTCGTCCATATTCCCATGTCAGTTTGTGTGAACTGGAACGATTCGGTAACAACCGGTAACAGTCAAGTACCGAACGGTGCGAGGTGGGGTTGTGCGTGTTCTTACTGGTCAGTCGGAATCTGCATTTCCTTTTTCCGTAAATCGGAAACGCGGATGACCTCACGGGCAAAGTCGGCTTGAGCGAGCTGCTCGGCCAGCAGCTCCGTGCCGCAGTACTCGCTGTCGATGTAGGCATCGAACTTGGTTACCATGAGCTTCAGAGCGGAGAGCAGGTTGGCTTCCCTTTCCCCTGCCATACTGAGGAAGCGGGCTTGCTCCTCAACCTCGCTGATCAAATCAATCTCGCGATCATCGCGGGACATGAGGAGTAGCTTTTGCCACTTGGCGTTGTCGGCCTCGACCTTCTCGGCACGGTTCGTCTCTTCGTTCAAAATGGCCTCGAGGTCTTGGCAGTGGTGAATGCGGTTCTGCTGGCCCTTCACGAACTGGTGAATGATTTCGGGCGTGCCGCCCCAGGCCTTGAGCACCGACCAGTCGGCGAGTTCAGCTTCGGCTTTCTCGGCGCGGTTGACGATTTCAGTCATGCGCTCCCCGAACAAGTGCGCAATCTGGCCCTCGGTAAGCGTGCGGAGGCAGTGAGCGTGCAGGTTGTGCGGGTCTGCGAGCCATTCCTTCAACCGCTCCACCTCAGCGCGGAGGCGGCGGCGGTCCGCATCTGCACCAAATCTCAGGCGTTCGGTTTTGGTGAGTTCGGTTTCGAGGGTGCGGGCAACTGATGCTGGCACATAATCAATAGCATTGGAGCATCCGGTTACATCCTCCTGATAAATTTGGATGCACTCGGCATCTGTTCGTGGCGTGGGTGATTTGGGTGGGTTCATGGTTTTGCCTCGTTGAGAACTGTAAGCATCTTGGCTGCGGTCTCACCATCGCTACCATCGTGAAAGAACTGCACGCTGGCACGGTTGATTATGTCGTTACGCCGCTCCACCTCGGCGCGGAGGCGGCTCGCTTCGTTGGCGTTGTGCTCGCGCTCCTGCGACATCTCGGCGGCAACGGTTTTCCACCGCTCCACCTCGGCGCGGAGGCGCGTGAGTTCGGCGGTGGCGCAGCACCAGCACCCGACACCTGCTTTTCGTTCTGCGTCGGTGTGGTTTAAGCAGGTGTGCATCCAGCTCCCAAGTGCTTTCAACCTCTCGCACTCCTCCTTCGCGGCGGCGAGTTTCGTTTCTGCTGCGTCCCACTTCCGGCACGCGAGGGCGTTTAACGAGCAAGCGCCCGCGAGTTCGCGTTCAATTAGCTTCATCTCACCGGCGAGCGAATACATGGTTGCGCCGTTTGCGAAGTAGGCTGCATCCGTTCTCGGCGTCGGCGCGAGGGTGGGCGTAGGTTGATCGGGTGGGTTCATTCGTCCTCCTCCCACTTGCCAATTGTTTTTAAGAAAGCTTTGGCGCGTTGGGCGGCGGTGGCGTGGACGATAGCGCATCGCATCTCGGGTTGGCCGTGCGCTAACCATAGCCATCCGCGAAAGGCGGCTTCTCTATCGTCCCGCAACACCCCCTCCGCTTGGTGCATGGCGTTCAAGTCTTTGAGGTAGTCGGGGATGTCATGCTTGAACACTAAAAGCCCACTAGGATTCATAACCCAAGTTTCCCAATCACGGGAAACCCAGCCTTCTTTCTTGGCTAGGCAGTCGGGGTGATCGTGCATCTTCCAGCCACACGCTTCAGCGATGGCGATACGTTGTTGTTTAGGGTTCATTTGTTATCCTCCTTCTTTGGGCGGTTGAGGCAGAAGTACTCGGCCTTGACCTCCTCGATCACACGGATCTCGGGGTAGTTATCGGCGAGTTCGATGGAGTCCTCGCCGTAGATGACGCCGTCCTTCCACGAGTACATCAGGGTCGGGGTCACGATGGTCTCGTCGGGGCAGTTAATGTGCAGCGCGTGGAACGGATGACAGGGTAGGGTGGGGAACCAGTCGTTGGACTTGAAGTACGCCGAGCTGCGGAAGGCGGCGGCGCTGCCCGCGATGGACTTGGCCGCGTCCTCCATGGGGAGGGTGACCCCGAGCTCGTCGGTCACGCGGTCGAGTTGAGCGACCGCACACGGGGCGAGGGTGAGGGTGGGGATTAGCCCGAGGGATTCTCGGGGTACGTATTTTATTAGGTCCATAGTTAGGCAGCGGTGCGGTGTTCGGAGTCCTCTTTGATGCGGGCGATCAACTCAAGGTCGTCGACGGGGAGATCCTCCATGGCCCTAGCGGCGATGAACTTCAGGTCGGCGGCGCAGCGCATGATGCAGTCGACCTTGGTCTGGAGTTCCCGTCGGGCGACGTCGTCGTAGGCATAGCCCGCCTCCTTCTCCCAGATGCGAGCGAGGTTCACCCAGTGGGCGCGTTGACGGAGGAGTTTATCGCACGTACGGGCGTGGATTTTTCGGTAGTCGGGTGTCATGTTAGGTGATGGCGGCGAGTTTCTTTTTGCTGTACCCCGTGATCCCAGCCTTTCGCAATTCGCGAATAGCGAAAGCGGCGGCGGTGCCTTTGCGTTGGTTGCCGTGGAGCAGAAGGGCGAACGACTCGCCTCCGTCGTAGGCGTGCGTGTCGTCGTGATCGATCTCGAGACCGAGGGCGGCGGCTTGCTCCTCGGCGAAGACCACCTTGGCGGTCTTGAGCCCACCCGTGGACGCATCGTAGCGGCCACCGAGCGAGGCGGTGAGGATCAGGTTGTCGGGGATGAACTCCTGCAACCGACGCCAGAGGTTAACCGACTTGGTGTACGAGTAGAAGCGTACGTCCCAGCGGGCGCGGGCGACGTCCATCCACGCAAGGAAGTACGCCTCGCTGAAGTAGTCACCGCCCACATGGATCCGAACGATCTTGGCCTTCCTGGGCAGGCTGGCGGCGATCAACTGGGCCATGCCCTCGCGGGTCGCGGCGGCTTTGAGGAGCTCGAAGTTAGCCCAGCGTGACTTGCGCACGGATGGGTACACCGCTTCGGCCTGCGCGGCGAAGCAGACGAACTCTTGCTGAGGACCGTGCGACATCTTGCCGGTCGTGCGGTCAGCCTTGGCAAGGCACTTCAGTGCGCCGGGGCAGGTGTACCCTGCTGGCAGACTGAAGGTGTAGATGTCTTTCGTGAGTTTCGCGTTACCTTTCTGGAACGATAGCTTTGATTTGGTTTTCATTTTATTGCATTGTTGTCTGATACCAACGGATAACAACCGCTGGAAAGTTGAAGCGCGTGGGCTTCGTTGAGGAGCGTGCGGAACGCTAAGCGGCACGTAGCTGGGACGACTCCGTTGCCGAGGAGGCGGAGCTCATCGGTACGATTGTCGCCGGCGAGGCACAGCTCGGCATAACCCAGCCCACGGGTAGACCCATGAGCGTCTCGACCCAGCGGGGGTTGAGCGCAAGCGACACGGGGCGGCTCCCATTCGTGCTGAGGTTGACCCGGACGACTGGGCCACTCGCCATCTCGGCGGCGATCACACCCACCAACCGATCCTTCCGGTTGCGGTGACTCCCGTCGGGGTTCTTCCCGTCCGGTGAGCAGCCGGTGGTATCCTTCCAGTCGCGTGTCGTGGCGGTGGGCCAGGACGAAGATGCGCTTTCGCTGGTGGGGCGCGCCCACTTCAGCCGCGCTGAATATGCCCCACGCCGTAGCGTAACCGATTCGGTCCAGCTCTGCGATGACGTCGCGTAATCCGAGGGAGATGTGACCCTCGACGTTCTCGAAGAAGCAAAGCTCGGGTCGCATGAGGACAATTCCATCTGCGATCCAAGGCCAGAGGTGACGGGGGTCGTCTCTGCCGAGGCGCTTGCCGACGGTACTGAACGGCTGGCAGGGGTACCCGCCACTGAGGATATCCACTCGGTCTCGAAAGCTTTCCCACGGGAAGGATCTAAGATCCGTCCACAGAGGTGCCGAGTCCATGAGTCCCGCTTCCATTTTCGCGACCAAGTTCGCAGCGGCAAAGGCTTCGATCTCACTAACAGCGATTGTGCGCAGACCTTGGATTGCTCCTCGGAGTCCGAGATCAATGCCGCCGTACCCTGCACAGAGGCTAACGTGTGTAACGACTTTGGAAGTATCCATGTCATGTTATTTTATTGAGGTCATTACGTGCGGCTAACGGATACCAACCGGTAACAACTTAGGGCAAGGAGAATGGGTTAATCGACCTCCTCCACCCACGCGGCGGCGAACCCGGGGTCGGCCTCGGCAGCTTTTTCGACGGCCTCTTGCGAGACGGCACCGGCGTCCTTCATCCACAGCCACTCGATGACCTCTGCGGCGGTGACGAACGAGGCCGCAGTACAGTGGTTGGATTCTCCCTGCCACTGGGTGAATCTACCGAACGAGGCGACGTACCTCCCGCCTTTGGTTCGGTAGATTCTCACCTCGAACCAGCGGTTGGCGTGGCCGTTGTGGCCGATTGCATTATCTGCGCTGGCGATCTGCTCGCCCGTGAAAGCGAGAGGCGGGAGCCCGTCGCGGTTGATCGTGTATTTTTCCATGGTGCTGTCGGTTTTTTGTTCTGATTTCATTTTGTTTTGTGGGTTACTCTTTTCGTTTCCAAGTGGTTGGATCTACCTCGACGATGCGGTAGTCCGCTGCGTCGTACTCATCGGACATGTCGCCGACGGCGACCGCTTCGGCTACGCTCTCGATGAGGTCATCGATCTCGGCTTGAGCTGACTCTCGGGTGTCGAATAGCCAGGGCTCATCTTCAGAAATCCATCCGGCGTCGTCCCATCCGTAGGAGAATAGGTGCTCAACTAGGAACTTAGTTTTCATGGTGTGCCTTCCGAGTTGGGTTCCGAGTTGGTTACCTCGTCATCCCACTCGGCTTTCTGCGCAGTGACCTCGGCTAGGTTGAGCACCACCTCTCCAAGAGGGTCATCCATTTCATGCCCGAGGACGTAGATGGAAACGGCTAGCCTGCCGTCGCGAGTGATGATCTGCACGGACGCATCTCCGACGGTGATCCATACCCCAGTGCTGCCGTCGGGACGTTCCGGTTTGAGGACGACGTCTTGGGTGCAGTCCAGACCATCGAGATTGAGTTCTGGTTTAGTGCTCATGCGTCGACCCTCCTTGCTAGGCGGTGGTCGTAATCGTCGCCGGGATTGATGACGACGGATCGGACCGGAGTCCCGTCTTTCGGGAACATCCAGATGTCCTGCGCCAGATAGCCGCTGAGGCAGCACCCCTTGTAGTAAGCGTGGTAGCTGATGCCCACCTCGTCGGGCAAATGGGCCGTGGCTTTGCGGAATTCACCGAGCGTGAGTTTCGTCGGCGGTGTCGGAGCTGGAGTTGGAGTTGGAGTGATGTCGGTGCTCATGTGCTGGCCTTCTTCCGTGCGCGAAGCATCGCGTCAGCGAGCGCGTAGGCTTCTCCCGGCACCCACCCTGAACTGTTCGACGTGTAATTCCCGGCCATGATTCCGGCTAGAGCCTGACCTGCGAGGTAGTCGCGCAGGGTCATACCGTCTTGGCCGTGCAAGGTTGTGGCGCCGCTGGTGCCGCGTGACTCTGGACGAGGAAACGCCGGGCCTCCGTCGTTGATTGGTGTGCTCATGTGATTACAGCTATGCTGTCTCTGACGTTTATTGATCTGGCTTTACCCGACATGACACAGCGGGGCTGCGTCTTGCGGGTGCGGGACCTGACGGGAACGCGACAATCAACGCCGTTAACAATCAGGCATTGATCGCGGTAGTGGATGGACAAGCGCGGCTCACCAGCGGACAGCGAGGCGGGCTTGTTGTAGTGGAAGTAGAACACGGCGGGCTTGGGCTTTGATACCGTGTAGCCACCGCTCCTCTCCCCGAAGGCGTAGTCGGATAGGTTCATGATGGGTTCCTCCCGAAGAGCACGTCTCCCGCATCTCTGGGAAACGTCGATCCGTAATCGGCGATGAACTGTGCGTCAGACACTTCGTCGTAACCGTCGACGGCAGCTATGCGATAGCTGTGCTCTCTGTTTTGGTCGTGCTCGAATGGCTCGATCATGACGACACCTACGTTGGTACGTCCGCAGAACCAGACGACTCGTTGTGATGGTGGGTTCATGCTCGGCCCTCCGCTTTGGCGATGGCGGCGCGGGCGAAGTCGAGTGCGTCACGTTCCTCCGCAACCAAATCGACTTCGCCCAGGTCGGCGTGATCACCGACGAGTCGCTTCAGCGCGATGAGCAGGTCCGTGTTCACGGCGTGGTGGATCGGCTCGGCGGTGGGTACCTCCCACTTGAAGAGCGCGTCGCGAGCGGACTCGATCAAGGTCGTAGCCCACTTGGCTTCGTCCTCGGTGAGTTGCAGCGACGAGCAACTCTCGTCGATCTGAAACAACACGGCGTCGATTTCGTTTCTCGTAAGGGGTCCAACTTCGATGATCATTTTCATTTTGGTGATTCCTCCTCTGGTAGGTGTTCAACTTTGCCCATCCATGGCTCAGGCCGGATGGCTCGCACCCAATCGGTGAACGACGGGATGCGGCCAGCGAAGTCCTCCTTAACGTGCTGCTCTCCGACCCAGCGCGTTGGGATAGACCGACCGTTGGTTAGCGTGATAGCCGCACCGAAGGTGCGCTCACATTCAAAGATGCCCTGAGCATGGTGGCGCAGGGCACGATGGCGGAAGTCGGCGATGATTTCTTTGCTCGCGTCGAACCACTGATGGATCGCGAGGTAATCTTCGATGACTCCGCCCCACTTGCGGACGCTCGACTGAGCGTGGTGGTAGGGGTTAGCCATGTTAGAGGGTCTCGTTGTCGACTTCGATCTCGATGACGTTCGTCTCGTGGTGCCACTCGATGGTGCCTTCTTCCACGTCGATGACGAACGACCCTTGCGCGCCGTCGTTGTTCTCCCACCCGTCGTGCTTCTCCTCCAGTTTACCGTAGCATAGATTCTCAATCGCTTCGCGAAGACCTACGGTTCTCGGTTCGCTGACTTTGTATGTGCGGACGTAGGTCGTGCCGCCCATGTCGTAGCCGCCCACGATATCGCGCTGCTCGATCTTGACGTCGTCGACTACGACCCCGGCTCCGAAGTCAGGCTCGTCGACTTGGCCGTCATCTCCCGACCCGCTGTAGTTGATGGTGCATTCCTTGACCCCGGCTGCTCGGAGAGCGGCGAGGATGTTCTGCTTGTTATCTTCGTATGCTTTTTTAGTTTCTGCGTTCATATTATTATTATCGTTGTTGTTGGTTGCTAACAAATCACATCTTAACGCCCAGGTTCGGCGGCTCCGACCACGCGCTTGCCAGCCCGCATCTCTTCAAACGCGGTGACTGCGCTGGACAGGCTAATGAACCGCTTGGCCTTGATGCGCCGAGCTGTGGCAAACGCACTCGTCGTCAGTGCTGCTGAGCTGCTGTCGTTGCAGCCGGTGATGTACCCATCGCAGACCCACAGGCGCGGCTCGGCTTGCTTGCCCAGCCACGTCAGCGCAGGTCCGTCGATGATGTTACCGCCGCCGACTTGAGCGCGGACGCGCTCGATGGCCTTGACGTCCGCACGATGCCCGCCTCGGGCGATCACCGTGATCGAACCCGTGTCCGCCTTGCCCGAGTACATCGCCACGGTGGCGCAGGGCGCAGCCGTGATGATGCGTTCGATGTCCTCCATGGACAGGCTCATCGAACCCGATGCATCGACGAGCACCGTGCCACCGGGTGCTTTGCGCCGACGCCCGAAGATGCGACCGTCGATGTTGTAGCGGTGCATGAACCGAGGCACCGTGCCCGAGTCATGCGCCCGCTCCCGCCGACCGACCTGTGCTTCCTTGATCGGGTGGGTCAGGGCCACCGAGCGCACGTCTGCCGTGCCGAACTCGATCTCGTGCCTCGTCTTGTGGAGCTCCTCGCGGACCATCCGGGTATCTCGATCAAGCCGTTCGGTCTCCTCCTTGTTAACCGCTGAGTCCGGGTTCGGACGCGGCGGCGTCATGCCGATGCGGTCATGGACGAACTTCGCCATGCGCAGCATGTCCTTCCACTTTGGGTAGTTCCGTGGCCCCCGAGTGGGGTGGATCACGGAGTGGGATTCCTCCAGGATCTTCTGCGCCTCCGTTCCAGCGTAGCGCAGCACCTTCTTCTGCTCGTCGTTGAGCGGACTCGGCGGCGCGGGTTCTGCCTTTCCGTCCTCGTCGGGCTCCGCTGGAATGCCCGCTAACTGGCGGATGACTTTCTTCAGGCGCAGCCAGTCACCGGTGCGGTGAATTGAAAGCGCCATCTTCACCAGCGGGGAGATGACGTCGGGCTGGTTGACCAACCGCAGGAGCATAGCTTCGATCTCGCCCTCGGTCATGTGCCCAACGAGGCGCGGCTGCATGCGCATCCGCTCGCTGAGCAGGGCATGCATCCTGTAGTCCTCGCAGGACTGCAACAGATCGGGCGCAACCCCGATCTTCTCCGCCTCCTTCGCGGGGGATTTCTTGGGGGTCCACTTGGCATGAGCCATCTCATGCAGGCGGACGAAGTGATCTTCTGCGCTGTCCGACAAGGGCACGAACATCTCGCGCTTGCTGAGGTCCACCCGCGCCTGAGAGCTGGAGTCAATCGACCACCGCTCTCCGTCAATCGCCTCGGGTAAGGGGGCGATTGGTACGTACTGGTAGCTCATTAGGCAGCAGCCGCGATGGTGAGCGAGGCGAGTACGTCCTTAGCCCGCACCCCGAAGCACGCTTCGGCGGCAGAGGTGTGACCGATGCGAGAACGCAGCGCGCCGTAAGCGAACCACGAACGCAGCGAGATCCGCAGCGCGGGGTCAGGGTTAACGCAGCTACCCTGCGCAGCGTTGCGTAGATCCTCGGGCAACGCGGCGATGGCGTTGGGGTTCGGATCGGTGACCTCTATGGTCACAGGGAAGCGGTCCTGCAATGCAGGCGGCAGGTCTGCGGGCACCCCGTTCATCGTGCCGATGCACTGGAAATCCTTGTGCGGATAGACGGTCTCACCCGTGGGCAAGGTCATCATGGCCGAGGGGCCGTCGTCGAGGAGCGACAGGAAGAACGAGAGCGTGTCGCCCGAAGCCTTGTCGATTTCGTTGACCACGAGCCGGTCGCCATTGCGCCACGCCTTGAGAGCGGGGCCGTCCTGCCAGATGAACTCGCCACCCTTGGGTACGTAGTGCCCGCGCAACTCGGCGGAGGGCATCTCGTCGGTGAGGGTCACGTTGTGGATGCCGCCTGCGCCGCCCGAGTGGGGCTCGTGGATGGCGACGTACGATTTGCCCGTGCCGGGAGGACCGTATTGCAAGATGCGGCCCGTGTTCTTGATGAGGAGCTTCGTGAGTTCCCAGTTGGTTTTGTTCTTAGCCATATTATTTTGGATTACCTATCGTTACCTGACGTTTTGTTTTAGTATCCGTTAACAACGCAACGGAAAAGTTTAGTCATCTCTGTCGTCCTCGTCGTCCGACGAGGTGCCAATGAACGGCCACGCGATCGCGATCACTAATGCTACGACTACGAATAGGGCGGCGTTGATGATCGGTTTCATGGGCCGGTGTTAGTACTCCGAGGGCAGCATCAGGGTGAGTCCGCCGAGCTCGTTGCGTACGGCCCAGACCGTGATGCCCTCATCGAGGGGGAAGTCGCTGTACTCGATGAACTGTGACGCCAGCGTGTTGTCGTTGCCGTCCTCGGCACTCAAGCGCCAGCCGTCGTCGCCCTTCACCAGCTTCCAGACTTGGAAGTCTTGCTTACGGAAGACGGGGTCTTGCTTGTACGAGGCAATGGCATCCATCAGCCAGTAAGCGTCGCAGTTCTCGGCGAGGTAGAGCGTGCCGTCAGTGAGCAGGCAGTTCCTAAATAACGGGGACCACTTGGTCCACGTCTCGGTGCTGGAGAACTGGCCGAGGTTAGTGCGGATCTCCGAGGGTGTGCTCGTGGTGCTCATCGCGCACCTCCTGCCAGTGCGAGGGTCACCACGATCTCGGCGGGCTTGGGTGCCGGTGCCGATACGGGAGTGGAGAGCACGACGATTCGAGCGTCCCCTAGACGCAGGACTTTCGTTAAGTGGGCGAGAGCGTACGTGCCCTCCTTCTCGACCCAGCGCCAGCGGGCTTTTCTGCCCCGCCATCGGGTCGCCGTCATGCCTGCGACGATCCAGTCACCGTCTATGCGTCCGGTCGGACGGCGATGACGGGGAGGCGTGCCCGGAATCTTAGGCGGCAGCGGAGCACGCCACCTCGTTTGGCCCTTCTCATGCATGACGAAGTCTCCGTACACACAGGGGAGGTGACCGTAACTCATCGCGCACCTCCTGCCAGTGCCGACTCTAAGGCGTCGGACATCGTGAAGGTCCACGCGTCGGTCAGGGTGAACTCATCACGGAGGCGAAGCGAGCGACGGTCCGCCAGGACCGTGCGAGCTGAACTACATGTCGTCATGGCTACGATCTCGTTGTGATCGAGGGTGGCCGTATCGAAAGCGGTCGGATATTTGACCGCGCTGCTGCTGACTATTGTTTTTGTCATTGGGTTTATTGACCGACTCGTGATGAGTCGGAAGTTTGTGGCGTGTGCCGAAAGG